CTACAAAAAATATATCAACAAATAGATTATAATGAATCCTTAATCAAAGACCAGGTGATTACTAGAGGTTCTTTTTCTTGGAAAAACGGAGTAAAAGATACCGAAGTTATATTTAGTCCTAATGATCGTGGAAGATTTTATGTTTCATGGACACCCAATAAACATTTACAAAATAAAACTATATATAAAAAAGGATTAAAATACCCTGGTAATGAGCACATGGGAGCTTTTGGTTGTGATAGTTATGACATTTCAGGTACAGTTGGTGGTGGCGGATCAAATGGGGCGTTGCACGGCATGACTAAATTTCATATGGATGAAGGGCCTACAAACGAGTTTTTTTTAGAATACATAGCTAGACCTCAAACAGCAGAAATATTTTTTGAAGATGTTTTAATGGCTTGTGTGTTTTATGGTATGCCAGTGTTGATAGAAAACAACAAACCAAGGTTGTTATATCATTTTAAAAATAGAGGATATAGAGGATATTCTATGAATAGGCCCGATAAAGTTTACAATAAGCTTTCAAAATCTGAAAGAGAGTTAGGGGGTATACCTAACTCTAGCGAAGACATAAAGCAAGCTCATGCAGCTGCAATAGAATCTTTTATAGAAAAACATGTAGGAATAGATTTTTTAGGAACTTTTAGAGACTCTGACGCAATGGGTTCAATGTATTTTACAAGAACATTAACCGATTGGGCAAGATTCAATATTAATAATAGAACAAAGTTTGATGCGTCAATAAGCTCAGGTTTAGCGATAATGGCTAACCAAAGAAGCCTATATCAGCCCGTTAAAAATAAATCAAAAATAAAACTTAACTTTGCAAGATATGACAATAGGGGAAGTTTTAGCCAAATTATAAAGTAAATGGAGGATGTAAAGATTTCAATAAACCCCCAAGGTTTCCCAAGTCAATTCGTTTCAGACAAAGTTAAGGAAAGCCTTGAATTTGGGTTACAAATAGGGCAAGCCATACAATATGAATGGTTTAGAAAAGACGGAGGTCAAAGTAGGTTTTATAATCAGTGGGCTGACTTTCATAGGCTACGCCTATATGCTCGCGGTGAGCAATCAATTCAAAAATACAAAAATGAATTAGCAATTGATGGAGATTTAAGTTACTTAAATTTAGACTGGACTCCTGTGCCTATTATTCCAAAATTCGTTGACATAGTTGTTAACGGAATGGCAGAAAGACTTTTTAAAATAAATTGCTACGCTCAAGACGCAATGTCTTTGGATAGAAGAAGTCAGTATCAGGTTGAAATGCGTCAAAATATGCAGGCAAAGCCATTGATGCAACAATTCCAAAAAGACTTCAACATAAATCCTTTTCCCATACCAGAAGATGAAATACCAAATACAAGTGAAGAATTAAGCTTACATATGCAGCTTAAATACAAGCCTGCGATAGAAATAGCAGAGGAAGAGGCACTAAACACTGTATTGTCTGAAAACAGATATCAAGATATTCAAAAACAATTATACTATGACCAAATGGTTTTAGGGATATCTATGTGCAAGCATAGGTTCTTGCCAAACGCAGGTATATCTATAGAATATGTAGATCCTGCAAATGTAGTTTATAGCTACACAGAAGATCCAAATTTTAAAGATTGTTTTTATTGGGGTGAAATTAAAACACTGCCAATCATAGAGCTAAAAAAAATAGATCCTAGTTTGACAAATGCAGACATGGATGAAATTTCAAAATACAGTCAAAGCTGGTATGATTACAACAACACAGCTCAATACTATAACAATAGCATGTTTAGTAGGGACAGTGCAACTTGTTTATTTTTTAACTACAAAACCACGAATACTTTTACATATAAGAAAAAAGAAAATAATTTAGGAGCAGAAAAAGTTATTGAAAAAGACCAGGATTTTGATCCAACTCCAGAAATGCAACAAGAAGGAAAGTTTGTAAAGGTGACCAAAACTATAGATGTTTGGTATGAAGGGGTTATGGTTATGGGAACAAATATTTTACTGAAATGGCAAATGGCAGAAAATATGGCTAGACCACAATCTGCAAGTCAAGAAGTTTATCCTGAATTCATTGCTGCTGCACCAAGAATGTATAAGGGTGTAGTGGAATCTTTAGTTAGAAGAATGATAACTTTTGCTGATTTGATTCAAGTTACGCACTTGAAACTACAACAAGTCATTGCTAGAACTGTTCCTGATGGAATCTTTATAGATGCAGACGGATTAAGCGAGGTTGACTTAGGTACAGGTCAAACCTATAATCCTGAAGATGCAATTCGAATGTTTTTTCAAACAGGTAGTGTTATTGGTAGAAGTTACACTCAAGATGGTGACTTTAATCAATCTAGGGTGCCTATACAGCAATTAAACTCAAACTCTGGTCAAGCCAAGATACAAAGCTTAGTCGCTACTTATAATCACTACATGTCTATGTTAAGAGATGTAACAGGATTGAATGAAGCAAGAGACGGAACTAGACCTGATACTTACGCTTTGGTAGGCTTACAAAAACTTGCTGCTTTGAGTAGCAACACTGCAACAAGACATATTTTAGATGCAGGACTTACATTAACTGAAAGACTTTGCACTGCTTTATCAAGCAGAATAGCGGATTTATTAGAATATTCAGAATTTAGAGATGAGTTTATTAATCAAGTTGGTAAATTTAATGTAGGTATTTTAGAGGAGGTCGCCAACTTGTATTTAAGCGACTTCGGTATTTTTATTGAGGTGTTACCCGATGAAGAAGAGAAAAAAGTTCTAGAAGCTAATGTTCAAATGGCTCTTTCTAAAAATGACATTAATCTTGAAGATGCAATAGATGTTAGGGAAATCAGAAACATTAAATTAGCCAATCAAGTTTTAAAATTAAAAAGAAAACAAAAACTAGAGCAAGATCAACAAGCTAAAGCGGCAGCAGCCCAACAACAAGCGCAGATAAACATGCAGTCTCAACAAATGGCAGCTCAGACCGCTATGCAGAAATTACAAATGGAAACTCAGGCAGCTATGCAAATAGAACAGGCAAAAGCTACTTACAGTGTAGAAAAAATGAAAGGTGAGGCTGCAATTAAATCAGAGCTCATGAAATTAGAATTTGACTTGCAAATGCAAATTCAAAACGCTCAACAAAAAGGACTTAAAGAAAGAGAGGATCAAAGAGAAAAAGCCAAGTCTGAAAGAATATCTCAAGCTAATACTGAACAATCAAAGCTTATAGAGCAACGTAAAAACAATTTACCGCCTGTAAGTTTTGAGTCTAATGAAGATAGTTTAGACGGTTTTGATTTAGCTGAGTTTGAACCGAGATAGCCTTAAAAAGGGTATTAAATTTAGTATTAACTTTGTAAAAAATTAAATAAAATGGAATTTAAAGTAAAAGAAGTAAATCCTGTAGAAGAGAAGTCTGTGCAGGAAGTAGAAGAACAACTACTAAAAAAACATGAAGAAGAAAACTCTGATGCTGTAGAGGCAAAAGAGGAAACATCTACGGAACCTGTTGAAGAGCAGCCTGTAGAACAAAGTGCCGATGAAGAATCGGTAGTTGAAAGTCCAACTATAAAAGACGAAGACGTTCTTAAATTTATTAAAAATAGATATGACAAAGATATTTCTTCTGTTGATGATTTGTTTGCTAATAAAGAGCAAAACGATCCTCTTCCAGAAGACGTATCAAAATATTTGGATTTCAAAAAGAAAACAGGTAGAGGTTTTTCAGATTTTGTAAAAGCGAATAGAGATTATACGAGTTTATCTGATGACCAACTACTTAAAGAGTATTATTCTTTGACTGAAAATGATCTAGACTCAGAGGACATTGAATATTTGATGAACGATAAGTTCGGATATGATGAGGAGTTAGATGAGCCTGATGTAAAAAAGAAAAAGAATATTGCAAAAAAAAGAGAGATATCGAAAGCAAGAAAATATCTAAAAGAATTCAGCGACACATATAGTGTTCCTCTTGAGTCAAGCGGGAATACTGTTGATGAAAAGCTTTTAGAAGAATTGAATACTTATAGAGAGGCTCTCAAAAAATCCAAAACAGCTAGTGAGAGCGCCCAACAAAAGAATGAATACTTTTTGAAGCAAACTGATAAAGTTTTTGATTCCGAGTTCAAAGGTTTTGAGTTCAATGTAGGAGATAAAAAAATATCATACGCATATGGGGATGCTCTAGAAATGAAGTCTAAACAAAGTAACCTAAATAATTTTGTAAAAAAATATGTAGGTGATGATGGTTTAGTCAGTGACGCTAAAGGGTGGCATAGGGCACTTAGTGCAGCTATGGATCCTGAAAAATTTGCTCAGTATTTTTATGAGCAAGGCAAGGCAGATGCTATTGATGATGTTTCGAAAAAGAGTAAAAACATCAACACAGACATAAGGCAGACGCCTCAAAAAATTAGTGAAGGTGGTTTTAAAGCAAGACACATTTCAGGTACAAGCGGTAGAGGATTGAGAATTAGAAGTAAAAAAAATGTTTAAAATTTAAAAATTAAAAATTATGCCAGTAGATGCAGTACCTGGGTTTGACTTACAACCAAGTTCGGAACAGGTCTTATTACAAACAAACTACATTACCAACTTCGACTTCTTGAATCAGTATTTACCAGATACTTATGAAAAAGAATTTGAAAGATATGGTAATCGTACAGTATCATCATTCTTAAGAATGGTGGGAGCTGAAATGCCTTCTAACTCTGACCTTATTAAGTGGGCAGAGCAAGGAAGATTACACACAAAATATGTGGATGTTACATCTGGAGCAGCGGCTGGTAGCGCAACAGCTACCCTAACTATAAATGATGTTTTAGTTCCTGCGGGATCTCAAATTGCAATTAGAGTTGGTCAGACAATTATGTTATCCGATAGTTCGATAAACTCAACAAACAGTAACAAGGCTATTGTTACAGCAGTTGATTTAGCAAATGCAACTATTGATGTAGCATACTATGAAGCTGCAGGTCAGTCAATGGCAGCAGCCGTACAATGTTCACTATTTATTTATGGTTCTGAGTTCCAAAAAGGAGCAATCGGAATGGAAGGTCAATTGGAAGCAAATGACTTTATTTTTGAAAATTCACCAATTATTATCAAAGATAAGTATGCAGTATCAGGATCTGATATGGCACAAATTGGTTGGATTGAAGTTACAACTGAAAACGGAGCAACAGGATTCTTGTGGTATCTAAAATCAGAGCACGAAACAAGATTGAGATTTGAAGACTATCTTGAGACAGCAATGGTTGAGGCCGTACCTGCAGTAGCAGGATCAGGAGCAGCAGCAATAGCAGAAGGAATTGCTAGTGGTGTTGGTAACAAAGGATCAGAAGGTTTATTCTATGTAGTAGAAGAAAGAGGAAATGTCTTTAGTGGTGGTAACCCTACTACTTTAGCTGACTTTGATGCTATTATTCAAAGATTAGACAAGCAAGGTTCTATTGAAGAAAATGTACTTTTTGTAAACAGAGAGTTCGGATTTGATATTGATGATATGTTGGCTACACTCAACGGTTTCGTTGCAGGTGGTTCTGCTAACTCAGCATCTTTCGGATTATTTGACAATGATGCAGAAATGGCATTAAACCTTGGATTCTCAGGATTCCGAAGAGGTTATGATTTCTACAAGTCAGATTGGAAATACCTTAACGATCCTACTATGAGAGGAGATATTGTTGGTGGAGCTATTAATGGTATTTTAGTGCCAGCAGGTTCAACAACTGTATACGATCAAGTATTAGGTAAAAACGCTAAGAGACCTTTCTTACACGTTAGATATAGAGCTTCAGAAACTGAAGACAGACGCTACAAAACTTGGATTACAGGTTCTGCAGGTGGAGCGGCTACTACTAGCTTAGATGCTATGGAAGTTCACTTCTTATCTGAAAGAGCACTTTGTACTCTAGGAGCGAATAACTTCTTTATCTTTAAGTAAGATATAGATTATAAGAATGAGCGGGCCACTGAGTGAGCGTGGCCCTCATTCTTTTTAATAAAATTAAATTTTAAATTAAATACAATGAAAAAAAAGAAAACAAAATTTGTAGATAAAACCTACAAACTTACTAGAAATAAAGCTCCTTTGAGCTACACTATACCCTCTAGACACACAAAGAGAAAATCACTATTATATTTTGATGACACAACAGGTGTTAACAGAGCCATGCGTTATGCAAAAAATCAAAAAAGTATTTTTGAGGATGAACAGGACGGCAACATACTATTGGAGCCTATTGTTTTTGAAGATGGCTTTTTGAGAGTCCCAAAACAAAACCAAATATTGCAAGAGTTTTTAGCTTATCATCCAGGGAATGGGAATGAATTTGTTGAGGTAGATAAAGAAAAAGATGCTTCCATAGAAGTAGAAGATTTAGATATCGCACTGGAGGCTCAAATAGTCGCCAAGGATTTAGACATTGAAATGCTAGAAACAATAGCAAGAGTAGTTATAGGATTGAATATTGATAAATTAAGTTCATCAGAATTAAAAAGAGATGTAAGAATATTTGCAAAAAGATATCCTGGAGAGTTTATGGAATCCATTAATGATCCTTTGCTTATGCTTCAAAACAAATGTGCTAAATTTTTTAGCGAAGGTTTGTTGGTTCTTAAAAATAAAAAGGATGTTTATTACAACTTAAAAGGAAACAAGAACAAGCTACTTACTGTTCCTTATGGTGAAGATCCATTATTCATACTAGCTTCGTTTTTACAAAGCGATGAAGGGCTAGAAGTTTTAAGGATATTGGAATCTAAATTAGATTAGTCAGAGGGGCCTCAAAAAAATGAGGCCTCTTTTTTTTTCTTATCTTTGTACAAAGAAAAATAGAGGATGACATCACTTATTAACACAGTCCGAGCCACTGTGCTTTCCATTGCAAATAAAAATAATTTTGGGTATATAACACCTAATGATTTTAATTTATATGCAAAACAAGCGCAGTTAGACATATTTGAAGACTATTTTTATCAATACAATAGTCAATTAGTAAAACAAAACGTCAGACAATCAGGCTCTGGATATGCAGATATTGTAAAGGGTATTGAGGAAGTAGTAGATAGTTTTTCTCGAACCAAAGTGCTTGCAAACACAGGAGTATCAAATTATGATTTACCTGAAGATTATTACCTAATTAATAAGATAAATTACTACAATACACTTCTCGCACAAGGACAGGCAACTAGTATTGCTAATAACAGGTTAATTGATAGCAACGCTACGTTTACATCTACCGTTCAAGTTGGTAGCTTGGTAAGTAATATTGTAAGTGGTGATACCGCATTTGTTGTTGAAATTATTAGTAATACCGAACTTAGATTGACTCAAGATATTTTTGGAGCAACGGATTTGTTTGCTGAATACGCAATAGTAAGTACAGCTTATAACACAATCAAAGAGGTAGAAAGAGTTTCTCAGAATAAAATATTCTATTTAAACTCAAGCCCTCTTACAAGTCCGTCAACCACATATCCAGCTTATGTTTTAGGTGGTGCAAATGACACAACATATGGAAACACAATAACCATATACCCCATAAGTTTGACACAACCAGGATCAATAGTGAGTCAATACATAAGATACCCTAAAGATCCAAATTGGACTTATGTTCAGTTACCTCCAGGTGGTGAGCCTGCATTTAATGAGTCGGCCTTAGATTATCAAGACTTTGAGCTTCCCATTTCGGATGAGCCCAACCTAGTAAATAAAATATTACAATATGCAGGAGTTTCTATAAGAGACAAAGAGGTGGCAGCTTTTGGAAAATTAGAAGAAAATGAAGCAACTAAACAAGAAGGATAATTATGGCATATATTAACGATTATACATATTACGAAAACACAGGAAACCCAAACACAGAAGATGCAAATTGGGGATCATATCAATATGTATCATTAGATGATATTGTAACAAATTTTATCTTGATGTATGTGGGCAATGATAAACTTATTAATAACGTAGAAAGATATAATATTTTATTTCACGCTAAAAGAGCAATTCAGGAGCTTAATTATGATTCTTTGAAAGAAATAAAAATTTTAGAACTACAAGTTTGTGATACTCTAAGGTTTGTTTTGCCACCCGACTATGTAAATTGGGTAAGGTTATCTTTATATAAAGATGGTCTTCTTATGCCGTTGACAGAAAACATTCAAACTAATTGGTCGGATGCATATTTGCAGGATAATAATTGTAGAATATTGTTTGATCACGATGGCAACATCTTGAAGCCTTCGACATCTACAATTGATATGCAAAGAATTCTAAATGAGAAAAAAACTATTTACTTAAATGAATCAAGTTGTTATCATGGACAAGAAGGATATTTTTATAATGGATTATGGTACTTTGAATACCCTATAGGCGGAAGGTATGGTTTAAATACGGAAACTGCAAATCAAAATCCTACATTTAAAATAAACAAACAAGGGGGTGTTATTAATTTTAGCTCTGACATGGCAAACGAGCTTTGCGTGTTAGAATATGTTTCAGATGGAATGGAAAAAGGCGATGACTCTAAAGTAAGTGTTAACAAGCTTTTTGAAGAATTTATTTATGCATATATAAAATATGTAATACTAAATAGCAAAGTTGGAGTGCAAGAGTTTATAATAAACAGGCTTAGAAAAGAAAAGTCTGCGCTTTTAAGAAATGCTAAATTAAGATTAAGTAATATACACCCTGGAAGATTATTAATGAATCTGAGAGGGCAATCAAAATGGATAAAATAAGATGCCTAAAGTTCAAAGAAATTTTATAAAGGGCCGAATGAACAAAGGCGTGGATGAGCGCTTAGTTCCTAATGGTGAGTATGTAGACGCTTTAAACGTAAGGTTAGGTTCTACAGAAGGCACTGAGATTGGTGCTGTAGAAAACTCTAAAGGGAATGAATTGCTTGTTCAGTTAACTTATCAGGGACAAGAATTAAGTAATCAGGCTAAGTGTATAGGAGCTTTTGAGGATGGTGGTGAGGAAACAATGTATTGGTTTGTTAATGATCCAAACAACACAAACTCTCCAACAGGCAAAGTTGATTTAGTGGTTTCCTATAACACAAGAACATTTGTCTTAATATACCACTTAATATCCACAGAGGTTTTAAATTTTGATAAAGATTATCTAGTTAATGGTGTAAATATGATTGGAGATTTGTTGTTTTTTACTGACAACTTAAATCCTCCAAGAAAAATAAATGTCACACGAACATATCCTACCGAACCCGTTTTAAACGAGCAAGATATAGGTGTTATTTTAGCACCGCCCTTGAATGCTCCTAAAATAAATCAATATCAAATTGGAGGGGGTGAAAACTATATGGAAGAGCTTCTTTTAAGTTTTGCGTATAGATGGCAATACGAAGATGGAGAGTATTCTGCATTATCACCTTTTAGTGAATATGCTTTTACACCAGGGCCTTTTCAGTTTGATTACAGTAATTACAATCAAGAGGGTATGAGAAATACTCTTAATGCGGTAGATATAGAGTTTGAAACGGGGGGCAAAAACGTAAAAGACATTGATGTAATATTTAAATTTAGCACGAGCCAAAGTGTTAATGTAATAGAAAGATTTAACAAAGTCAATGAAGGATGGGTTGACAACACTACCCAAACCTTAACATTTACAAACAAGAAAATATATACCACGCTTCCAGAAGAACAACTACTTAGGTTATATGATAATGTGCCACTCAAAGCGCAGGCTCAAACTATTATGGGTAACAGATTGATGTATGGAAACTACATTGATGGATACGACATAGTTGATGATAATGGCGCACAAATTTATTTAGATTACGATCTTGAATTGATAAGTGAAAGTTTATCTGCTGCTGAAATAGTGGCAACTCTTAGTGATGCGACCTATACTATTGATGGATCAGTAACAGTCCCTCAAGCAAAATTTAGCGTAGACTTTGGTGCTGATGAAGTTCAACTTGTAGAGGGAGCTCAAATAGGTTTTGCTTTTAATTATGTAAGCGCCATTTATAGCGGTGATGCGTCATATGATGACGGTACACAGCCTGAAAACATATTTAACGATACGTTTTTATTTCAATTACAACAAGACTATAATAGTGTATTTGAAATGGCATCAAGCCCCGAGTTTATAGCTGCTATTAGCGAGTTTGTTCCTTTGGTAGACAATCAATGTGTATTCAATCAACCTCCTGGGGCTGAAATTGGAACAAGTCTAACTGATAGGCTTATTTGTGAAGCAGTTCCAAAAAGCGGTTGGGAGAAAGTAGGATTTGGAATAACCTCAAACCCTCAAGGGTTTTCAATTGAAACATCGCAGGGAAGTGACGTAATAAGCCTTACGATTCCTGCAATAAAATATGAAGAGTATGATCAAACTCAAAACCCCCCTGTTCCATTTTCACCACCAAGATTTGCTTATGAATATTTGCAATGCATAACAGCTGAAGGTTTATATGCTCAAAGCGCATCAAAAGAATCATTGCATAGTAATAGAGATTATGAAGTTGCAGTTGTATACATGGATGAATATGGCAGAGCTTCAACAGCGCTTGTAGATACTGACAATACAGTATTTATTGCTTGTGAAAATTCTGTGAACAAAAATAATATTAGGGTAACAATGAATAGTTATCCTCCTTATTGGGCAACTAAATATAAATTTGTAATAAAAGAATCTAAAGGTTTGTACCGAACAATATATACAAATATATTTTTTAGAGAAGAAGGAACAGGAGATGTATATTATTTGTTAGATGGTGACAATAGAGATAAGGTAAAAGACAATGATACTTTGTTTGTAAAATCAGACACAAATGGCCCTGTATTGAATTGTGCATCTACAAAGGTTTTAGGTTTTGGTAGCGAAGCAGAAGATTTTTTATGTACAAAAAATGCAGATGGTGAGGTAATTGAAGGAACATGTGGACAGCCAACAGGAACATACATGAGATTAAAAGCAAATAATTTTGCAGCAAACAAACCACCTAATTCATTTTTTGATAGAAAAGATGGTGCTGGAGACAACAAACCTATGGCACAAGTTAGTTGTAGTATTGAAGATGAAGTCAATCAAGGACAATTTCTTGATATAGAAATACCCGCAGGATCTAGAATAAATATAATACTTAGTGCAAGCAGAAGAAAAAGAGGAAGTAAATGCGGAAGCAGAACGTATAACTATGACAAAAACTTTGTAGCTTCAAATGACTATGCTAGTTTGGCTGACTGGTCTATAGGCGATAATATAAATTTTACCAATGGAATAACCGCAGGTAGCGATGATACTATAAATGTTATAAATCAATTCAGTGATATAAAAAACTACAGAATCAATCAAGCAACCAACGGTCAGAGTTATATAGGTTTTCAAAGAGATCAAAACGATAATCAATTATTTTTGACATTTGCATCAGGTACACCTAAATGTGGATCACCTGACAAAAGAGGTTCTTATGTTAATGTTAGAATTGTACTTGAATTAGCAACCACATTGACTGTTTTTGAAACAGAACCACTTGACGCTAACGATGAATTATATTTCGAAAATAATCAATCTTTTGATATAGTTAACGGCTATCACATGTCGGGTGATGGTAATTTTGATCAAAACCAAACAGCATCTCAGCCCGCAATTATAGATTTAAGCTTTTTTAATTGTTATACTTTTGGTAATGGGGTAGAAGAAAACCATGTGCTATCGGGATTAACAAAGCCTTTTGTACAATTAGGTGAAAAAGTAACATCTGTGTCGGAGGAGCAATATCAACAGGCAGATAGATTTGCAGATATTACATACAGTGGTGTTTTTAATCAAGAAACTAACTTAAACAAACTAAATCAGTTTAACTTAGCGCTAACAAATTTTAAAACACTTGAAACTGACTTTGGGCCGATTAGGAAAATGCACGCAAGACAAACAGATATTCTTACTTTGCAAGAAGATAAAATATCCTATGTTCTTGTGGGAAAAAACTTACTTTCAGATGCAGCTGCAGGAGGTGCAATTACATCAGTTCCTGAGGTTTTAGGAACGCAGTTGGCTAGGATGGAAGAGTATGGTATAAGCAACAATCCAGAAAGTTTTACTGCATACGGATATGACGTGTTTTTTACAGACGCAAAAAGAAGCTCTGTTATACAGTTAAAGGGCGGAAGCGCAAAAACTGATCAACTTATAGTGATTTCTCAAGTAGGAATGAGGTCTTGGTTTAGAGATTTATTTATAGATTCTTTTCCAACGCAAAAACTTGGCGGATTTGATCCATATATGAATGAATATGTTATTAGTTCGAATACGACTGAAATACCTCAACCTCCTGTTGAAAGAGACTGTGGTTATGTGTTAAATGTAAATGATGCTACTAGTGAATATAACCTATCAATTAATTTAAGCACCATTATAGGCCCTGTTTCATTTTCTTTTGACATTATACAAGGAGAGATAGATGTGATTGTAAATTGGAACAATACAGAAGTAGTAAACCAAGTGGGCTTGAGTGGTCAAATACCAGTTAGTTTTACTAAGACACTTAATAATCCTACTAATGCTTTAGTAACTATAAGGCCTAATGCAAATTCAACAGTTGCTCCTAGCTATAACGCCATCTTTGGTTGTCCTGAAGCAGACTCTATAACTGTTAAACAAATTGTTATAAATTTTTCAGGTGATGCATCTTTAACTACAACAACTAGATATAGATGGCAGCTTGCTTCCGATACAAGCCCATATAGTTCAAATTCGGTTGTGTTAGAGGAGGATGAAGTTTCTTTGTTTAGTGAAGTAAATGGACAAGAATCTTTTGGAAGCATACCCGTTTCAGGAGCCACTGTATATATGCAAAATAGGCAAGAGCCTGGACAAACATTTGTGTTTGATCCAACAAAAGATAAATTTAAATATTTAGAGTCCGCAACAAATTATGATGAGACAGATATAGATACCTTGCTACCGTTATTAAACACCGCCACTCCAATTACTACTAGTGGCATACAAAACGAAGCGTCTTTTACTTATGTAGGTGGTGAAGAGTATTTATATTTAGTTTGGGATTTGAGAGAACCAACCCCTATTGAGTTGTGTTACGATAGTTCAAGTCCAACAGACGCATGTTGCGATTGTCAACCCCCAACAGTATAATTATGAGTTTAGTAAATAAATATATAGATTCAAATGATTTTTTAACTGCTACTGCAGTTTTTGAGGATGAAAACCTTATAACAAAATCTGCAGATGGATTTTACCAAGATAGTGGAAACTATCGACAACAATTAAATGGTTTATTAGGCCCTGTAGTTTTATGTGAAGAATGTGGTATCCCTTGTGGAGGAACAATAACTACTCCAGCGGGGACTAATGGGTTGTATCAATTATCATTTAGCGCAGGAACCGAGCAAGGAGACACGGGAGCTATTTTGGTTCATTTTAACCCTCGATCTGTGCCTGATGGTATAAGAGTTTTATATGATGGGCTGTATTATAATAGATTGATGAGCCCAACAAACGGTAATTTACAATCCACAAGTGGTGTGGCAGATTCTTTTACAATCATTGGCGCTTTGAATAATCCTTGTGTTCCAAATGCACCAAACACTGATAATTATACATTTTACAACGGCTATGACAATACAGGTTGGTTAGTTGGATCACCCAGCCCACAAAGTGTCACAATACAAACAGGAGATTATGTTGGTGGTGGGGTTAGTGAATATAGCACCCTAGTTGTTCCAAAACCCAACAGACTACCAGGTTTAGTTACTGTGCAAGTTTTAGGGCCTTGTAATAATACACAATGGGATCTCGAGGTTGAATGCCAAGCTCCATTACCTAGTTTTGCAGGGCAAGCATTAGGCAGTGGCACATCTTGTGGAGCTACAAATCAAACATATTATTTTGCTCAGTTTAGAAATGCTACAAATAATTATCCTGTAATTAATAACTTTGTATTTGACGACATTAATGGTCTTAGTTATGCAAGTGACGGAAACTATTTGATGGATGACGGAAATGTAATTACTGTTACAAACGGAGTTGTAACCAACATACAAACATGTACCTAAAATATATCTATGTCTCAAAATTATACATTAACATATAGCGAAACCGTAAAAGGATGGCCTTCTTTTTACAGCTATTTTCCTGATTTTATAAAGGGAATGAATCAGTATTTGTATACTTTCAAAGGTGGTAATTTATACAGACACAACACAGGAACAGTAAGAAATCAGTATTATGGAGTTAACTACCCATCAAAAGTTACAAGCGTTTTTAATCAAGAACCAACCACAGTAAAGGTTTTTAAAACAATAGAACTTGAGAGTGACGATAGATGGGATATTGATATAGTAACTGACTTAGGGGCAGGCGCCATGCCTTCTACAGATTTTGTCAAAAAAGAAGGAAGTTTCTTTGCTTTTATAAAAAGAATAGCAGGAACAGAAAACCTTGCACTAAGATCTACACAAGGCATAGGTGTTTTACAAAGCACCACAGGCCAATCACCTAACCTCATACAAGTTTCTTTTGATCAGCCTGTGCCTACAATGATTAGTTTTGGAGACGAGGTGTACTATAGCACTTTTATTGGCCCTGAGCCAAACGACTATAGTGATCCTATAGAAATAGGCCCTATAACCTCAATGAGTAGCGATAGAAAGACTATTTTTATTAATGCAATCAACTACCTACCTGCAGGCTCAGTTGTGCCTAATGACGCATTTATATTAGTTTTAAAAGATCCTGTCGCAGAATCTTATGGGGCTACAGGATACTTTTTAGAATTCACAATAACAAATTACAACACTCAGGCTGTAGAACTGTTTACAGTTGATTCTGATGTCTTTAAAAGCAATCCTTAGTTTTTTGTATCTTTGCGTAAATGAAATTTACTATAAGAAAATTAAATAAAAATGATTACGATACCATTTTGTTAAAATGGTGGAAAGATTGGCGGTGGACACCTCCATCAAAAGATTTTTTACCTGAAGATGGTGAGGGAGGAATGATAGTTTTTGACAAAAATATTCCAGTTTGCGCTGGGTATATGTATGTTACAAACTCAAAAGTAGGATGGTGTGATTGGATAGTGTCTAATTTTGAGTATAAAAACAGAAAAAAAAGAAAAGAAGCTTTGAGCTTTTTAGTTCAAGTTTTATCGCATACTTTGAAATTAAGCGGCTGCAAATACGGGTATGCATTATTAAAAAATGACTCATTAATTAAAATATACGAGGATAATGGGTATATCAAAGCAGACGCATATAACGCAGAAATGATGAAATTATTATAATATGGCAGGATTCACAGCAATAGCAACAGCAACAGTTGCAGTAGGAGGTCAAGCCGCTAAAGGATTTTTAGCAGGTGACGCAGCAAAAGACGCAGCAAGAGAAGCGGGAAGATTAGAAATTAAAAAAGAACAATTAGAGCAAGAGTCTATTGCAGCTTTGGAGCAAAACTTTTATGATGCCGTTAGAGCTACCACGGATGTTTATGATAAAGCTCTACAATTATCAAATGTTCAAGGAACTCAAATTTTAGAAGCAGCACAAGAAGGCGACCAAAGAGGTGTTGCTGCAACAGCAGGTAAAATCAAACAAATACAAGACATAGGAACAGGTAAGATTGCAGACAAACAAGCAATGCAAAAACTAGCAATTGATATGGCTAGAGCAAAAGCGGGTGAGGCGTCTGCAGAAGATATTGCCTCCTTGAAAGATGACAGAGCTCAAGCCGCAGGAATTGAGGCCGAAGCAAAAAGGGCTGAGGCGGATATGTTTGGCAGACAGGCTAGTAAGAGTTTTATTGACGCAGGAACAAGTGCTTTGACGAGCTTAGTTGGTGCATTTGGAAATGCTGAAGGTAAGGCTATTAAAAAACTTATGGAAGGCGACTCTAGTTTATCTGGAGACAAAGCGCTTGAAATGATTAAATCAGGTAAATTTGACAAGTCTCAATTAAGGCAAATTGCAAGAGGAAACTTCAGCACCGAAGGAGACGTGATTAATGTCCTACCAAAATCAACCGATGGTTTGTTTGGATCAGATGGTGCAATATTCGGATCAGAAGGGTTTTTCGGAAAAGATGGAGCTTTAAGAGGTGATGATGGATTAATAGATGATATCGGAGGCTTTTTAGGCATTGGCGAAGGTAATGAAGAAGGAGTATTTGGATCTGGTGGATTTTTTGGTGAATTGTTTCAATCTTTAGGTTTGAGTAAACCAAAATAAAATAAATTATGGGTAACGCAGTACAAGCAGCATTAGGTAAAGAGGCAGTAGCAAAGGCTAGAGTTGAAAGAGTAAAAGGTAGGTTTGACTTTATTGACGATGCGATAACGGGTGTAAATGAATGGCGAGAAAATATACTTACTCAAAGAAAAAACCTACAAGACAACAATCAACAAGAGTATTTAAAAATACTAAAACAAGCACAGCAAGAATTTCCTAGCACAAAAACAGGTCGTGAAGAAATGCTTGCCTATTTGGCAGAAGCTAAAAGAAGGCTTGACAACAATATGCGTTTAGTTCAGGGTGGTGTAATAACCATGGATGACAATACTCGTTTCAGAGACAACTTATCTCAAACTTTTACCATTGCTTCTCAATGGATGAAAGACGAAAGCAATGAGTTTGAAAAAACTCAAGCAAGAGCTGTTGGTGGAGACTATACAGTTACTAGTAGAAGTATAAGTCCTGGAGATGGCACCAAGGGGAGTAGTAGTCCAAGTGTTTCTAATGAACAGAAAACTATAGAAAGACCTATTTCTGGTAATTTAGAAGCTGCCCTTCAAGACATTCAAACGTCTATAGGCGCACCTGGATCTTATGCATTAGGCTTTGATGACAGCGGGCTAGGTATAATAACATTTTATGAGCAAGAGGTTGATTATATCACGGGTTTAACTAGAAACAAATTAGACGCAAATGGCAATCCTATACCTATAAAAGATGGGGCTATGAGTATTTTAGGTCTTAAAAAAGATGCAAACCAACGAGCAAACAGGCTTTATCTTTATGATGAGGCTAGTAAACTTGTAGGTAAGGATACTGCTTTAGGCAAAACATATGAGTTAATTAGCCGTGTTGGTAACATGAGTGGCGTAGTCACCGATGATGTGAGTCAAATGGAAGTGGAGCAGTTCAATAGTTTATTAAATGTTGCCGCACAAAACATTACAGCAACGCCAGAGAGGATCGTTAGTGTTTTATCTGAAAATGGAATGTTAACGCCTGATGGTCAAAGCGCTGATAGTATAGTAGTTCCATTTACTAAATGGGATGAATCTACTATGGCTAACGCAAAAGTGGAATACAGGTATTATGATCCTGTAGAAAAAAAATATAAAACAGGAACTAAACCAAAATATATTAAAGTTGGTGGGCCAAACGCTCAAAACAATGGCGTTCAAGTGCCTATTCTTACTGAAGAAGATAGAGTAGCAGCAGAAAGACACGCAAAAGGTGCGTTGTATTTATCATTAGACAGAGATATTACAGATTCAGGAGAGAGAGACGCACAATTCGATCCTTACAGACCTAATAAACTTGAGAGCAAATCTAAAACTGCAAATGGAGTTAGTGTTATAGAGGCCCTAAATAACTTGAGAGGCGCTAAGTCTGTTGAAGATATAGAGCTTTCTTTACAAAAACTTTCAGGACTTTCAGGACTGAAATATGATTCAATAGAAGAAGTTACTGCGGTGGTTGATGGAGAAGAAATAGTTACAGGAGTTAACATTAGTTTAGGTGGTCAATTGATACCTGTTGAGTTTGGTAAGGTAGTCGATGGTAAATTCCAAGAAACTAATGCTAAAGACTTTATAAATGCAAACTATGAGTTCTTTGCAAAAGATAATGCAGTTGATTTCAACACAGCGTTTGAAAGTTTCGATGGAGAGCTTTTTGAAAATGTATCTCAACCTGGTGTAGGTTCAAGAAACAGAAATTACAAGTCTAAAAAGACATTTAATTTAAGTAGTGAATATGAAGTTGGTGGATCAAAAACTAGTTTAAGTAGCCAATTAAAACTTGCGTTTGATGATGCGGATTCAGCTGATAGTTTTGGTATTGACAGAAAAAATCTTGCGTCAGGAGTAAAATCAGCTGTTACGACTGCAATGCAAAACCAAGGTGTTCCGATTCCAAAAGGGTTTAATGTTAAGGTAACTCCAGGTGGAGATGGAATCACTATAGAATATATTGACAACGAAGGTATACCAGTAACTATAAAAAGTAACGATATAACTTCTGACAATCAAGATTATAGAGAGGTAGAAGGTGTTGTAACCGATTTCATTGCTAAACTAGAAAAGTAATTTTATGAAAAAATATAGAACACCTGCTGGCAATGTAAGAAGCGAGACTGATTTAATTGCAAAATACGGACAAGATCGTTTTGACGAACTTGTCAAAGAAGGCACCTTAGAATTGGTTTTAGGAGACGACACTGAAAAAAAAAATCCAAACGACACCTCCGATTCAAATTCGGAAACGGAAGTTACGGAATCTACTACAGAAACAACACTAGCCGATTCCTTTTCGGATTCTTCAAGTCCACTGTATCAAAATAATTCTTTATTTACCACACCTGCGGGTAATGAATACACCCAAGAGGAACTTATTGGTAAATACGGAAATCAATTTTACGATTTAGTTAGTGACGGAAAACTTTCTTTTACAGGAAACCAAAGACCAGAAACAGAAGAAGAAGAAGTAAGTTTTGCTAACCTAAACATTCCTGATGCTCCTAACAGAACAGGAGTTTTAACAAACGAAGATGGTAGCGAGTCTACTCACAAGATGAAAACAGAAACTGATGGCAAAGGTAATTGGTTTTCATTTCCTACTATTTTTCAAAATCCAGATGGCTCTTTTACAGACATGTCTGAACAAGCAGAACAAGATTGGAAACCTGTGTTTGAAGAAGCTCAAAAAAGAGGAGAAGTAATAAATTTTGGAAAGGACAAAGAGAGTGCCATTGCATATGGTGAGGGATCCTGGAAATCATCATTCAACAATAAAAAAAACAGAGAGATTTTAGATTCAGTAGGTTATTTTGATGTTTTAGAAGAGCAAGAAAATAGAAACCTTGGTGAGTATATGAGTTTCAGAATAGATGAAAAAACAGGGCAAGTAGTAGATGTTTCGCCATGGGAACAATCACAACAAGACACAAAAGATAAAACTTACTTTATAAAAGATGAAAATGGAAATACTGTAGCAAAAAAAGGAAGTGAATTAGATGAAAAAGTTTTAAATGCCATTGTAACATATGAAAAAAGCCAACTACCTGAATATATTGAGGTAAGTGATATTGGAATTATAAGCAATTCGCTCAAAAATGTTGAATTGACTGAAGAAGAAATAGAGAAATTAGGTGGGGTTGATGCTGATATTTTAGCAAAAGCAAATATTAATCCGTTAGATTACGCAAAATGGGTAAAAACAAACACTAGAAAAGACGGTTCTGTTTACAGATTTTTTAAAACACTTCTTGCAAATGAAGAGGGTAATGAGTTTGAAAGAGAAAAACTACAATTTGAAAGAATTCAAAGCTATAAGGCTAATCTTTTAAATGACATTACAAAAGAATTAACTAGACTTGAGGCATTAGAAAACTACACGTCTGATCCCGCTGAACTAGATAAAATAAAAAAAGCAAAGAAAAAACTTCAAGACGCTTTTTTAGATACCGCAGTTGAAATGAGAAGTGTGGTTGATTTATTTCCCAAATTCAAAGAGGGTACTGAGGAAAAAGATTTAAGAGATAGAAAAAGACTTTACTATGCTGCAAAAGAAGGCGGTGCAGATGAAATGGGAGTAGGCGCCATGGAATTAGGTGCGGTTGCAGCAAATACAATAGTAACTTTTGCTGCTGATTATTTTGCCTCTATCCCTGCGTTTTTCGACCAACGGTTATCCCAAAAAGGATTTGATAAAAAAGGTTTCTTTGCAGGTCTTAGTGAAATGATAAGCGACACTGCTGATCACCTCGAGCTTAGTACAGGAGCAGTAAAAACCAGTGCCTTTGTTCAGGGCAAGCCTGTGTTTTATAATGGAGAAAAATTTATGGTTGATAGAAGCGGACAAGTTATTGATGCAAATACCAATGTTAGGATGGAGGGTATTTTGCCTCAGGCAGAAATAGCTGAAATTGTTTTAAGATCTAAAGATGTTCCAAATGAAGAAATAAATTGGACAGGAGGATCTGTATTACGAGGTGGTGTGCAAACTATTGCAAACTTAGTTGCTTTGATTAAGGCTGGAGGCAAAACAACTAAAGCATTAGGACTCAAAGGCCCTAGAGCAGGAAATTTTGGTATGGGGATAGCATCTTATATGAGTAGTTTAACAGGAAGTGTGGAAGATGTTTATGATCAATTAGTCGCATCAGGAATGAGTGAAAAAGAAGCGCTTGATATATCTATAAATGCAGGGAATGCAATCGCTTCATTAGATGCAATTTTTTCAGGATTAGCAGGTAGCAATGAAAAACTTCTTACAGGTCTTACAGGTGTAAAACAACAAATCTTAAATTTAGCAAAAACAAAAGGCAAGGACTTTTCTCAAAAAGAACTTAAACAAAAAGGAGTTGAGCTTCTAAAAGAAAATGCTAAGGAGCTTTTTGTTGAAGAACTACCCGTTTTGTTTAGTGAAAGAGGTATAAATTATTTGGTAAACCAAAGTATAGGTAAAGATGTGTTAAACGCCAACGTAACTAAAGCTGATATTATTGAAACGGGAGTCATGACAATCGGAGCAACCTCTACTTTAGGAAGCAGAAAACTTCTTTCGGGCAACCAAAGAAAAGATTTTGTAAGAATGATTGCCAAAGACACTGATAACCTTACTGAAACTCTTAATGAATTAGTCAAAAATAAGGAGCTCACAAAAGAGCAGGCATACAATGCCTATAATGAAGTGTACAGCATGCAGGCAGCTGAATTAAAAACTAAGGGTACCATTAAAATGTCTAAGAATGTAGAGCAGGCAGCAGACCTGCTTACTCAAAGACAAAAGTTAATGGAGCAGAGAGATGGCTTAGAAGGCCCTTTAAAAGAAGATATTGATAGAAGAATTGCAGATGTAGATGCACAATTAAACACTTTAGCTAAAAACGACCTACAAGAAGCCCAGGATATTATTGATGGAAAGGTAGACGCAACTTCAGAAACTGAAGTTAAAACTGAAACTCAAAAAGAAATTGATTTATTTAATAAAAATATTAATGAGGAAAAATTAGAGCTAGAGAAAAACCAAAACAGATTACTTAAAGCTAAACGAGATTTAAAGAACGGATTAGCAACTGTAGAGCAAGTTCAAGAAATAGAAAACAGAATTAAAGAAAGCCAAGAAGATATATCTGAACTTCAAAAAAATAGAGATAAACTTATAAACCAAAACCAAGATGCCATTCAAAAGCAAGAAACAGGAAATATATCTCAGGATCAACAATCCGAAGTTGGCACAGAAGTGGAGCAAGAAGTACGGCTCACTCCTGAGCAAGAAGCGCAAACGGAAATAGACTTACTTACTGAGACAGAACAACCTTCCCTTGAACAAGAGGAAGTGATGAGTGTGAACACTGAAAGAGTTGACGCAATAGTAGACGATATAATTAAAAAAACAGAAGGTCGAAACAAAAGAAGAGGTAACAAAGACAACAGGTTATCTGAACAGGAAAACGCTCTTAAATATCTAGAACAATCTACTGTGTTTAATGAGCAAATGAATGATACAGAAAGAGAAGCAGCTGTTCAAAGGTTAAACAAAAAACTCGGATTACAAATACCTTCTCCGACCAAAAGACAAATAGACTCTAAAAAGAAAAAAGACAAAAAATTTGTAACTGTAAATGAATCCGCTGCTTTAAAGGATCAAATAAAAATGGAAGCAAAGGCAGCTCGTGATGCCAAAAAAGACCAAGATAGTAGAAGAAAAGCATTGTACAACTCTATAAAAAACTTACGAAAAATTGGCAACATAAGCCTAACAAAAGCAAAAGCTTTAATAAAACAGGTTTCAACGGTAAATTTAAATAATACAAAAAAAGTTCAAGGCGTGTTGGATTATATAACCAACGCCATGAATAGTGCAGAGTATGAATCTAAAATTAAAAAAGCTAAGTCTTTACAGAAGCAGATAAAAAAAGATGCAAAAGGAAAAGAAGCCACGCTAGCTGATTCTGCTTTGCAATTTGCAGAAATAAATCCTAGTCAGGTAAAAGATATTGACACATACTTAGAAAAAGCACAAGCAGTAAAAGACGGTCTCAAAAAAACCAAGAAAACTAAAAAAGGGCTTCAAACAAGTAAACCTTTTGATATTAAGAATATCAACAATTACAGTAAAAAAGAGATAGATAGTCAAAAGAAGGCTAACTATGAATTAGCAAAAGAATCTTTCCAGGAACTAACAGGTTTAGATCCTACAGAACTTACTCTTGAGCAAGTTAGAGAGGCTTTATATGAAATTGAAGGAAAACAAATGAGCCCTGAAGCAAAAGCGGAGTTTGAAAAAAATAAAGAAAAAGAAGTAGATAAAGCTATCAAAAACGCTTTTAACAACATAAAGGTTAACATCAAAGGAGATATTGAAAGTGGCGACCTAGAACTTAGTAAAAGAAATAAAGATCTTGTGAGGGATTTTTTAAACATGGATTTAAATCTTTTAAGCACTGCACAAAAAATGGCTGTGTTAGATTCAATAATAAATTTTGAAATGAATCAATCTACAGGAGGTATGCAGGCTGTGTTAAGTCAGTATCGAGGAAATAAAGGGATGATTGGCTTAGAAAAACAAAATATAAAATCGAAAGAAAATAGCGGGTGGATTGGAAGAGCATGGAATAAATACATAGCAACCCTTCCAAATGCGTTTGATTTAATGTTTAAGTCTCAATCTAAAGGCCTTAAGGTAATGAAAGCTTTGGGTATTCAGGATTTAATTAATGGAGCAAACAAGGCAAGATCTGAAGCCAATAGAGCGGAGTCTGATTATGCAGACGCATTTAGAAAGAAAAAAATGCAAAATGGTAAATATTTTGACGCAAACAACAACACAGAAAGAGGTGTATTGGCTGAGGTAAGAAGAGTATCGCCTGGAACAGAGGCTGAACAACAGGCAGAGTTTGAGAAAAGCAAAGGCCTTGTAAAAGAAACATACGAAAGACTTTTAGAAAGCAAGGATCCCAACAACATAAAAAAGGGAGAGTTAATTAAAGAGTCTTACGATAAACTATTGGCAGATTCTGAAACTATAAACGATGTAGAATCTAAAGTAGATCCTGTAAACCTTGAGGGAGTAAATTATATAACTGAAATGTGGGCTAATAAATATGGAGATTTAGCAGACACCTCTTTAAATATATATAATAGGAATTTAGGAAAAGACATAAACTATACACCTAGAAATGTTATTAGAGTAAACCCAGAAGAAAGCACACGAGATATAACAGAGCCAATGTTTAATCCTGAAGGAAATAGAAGAAGCGCTTATGATAAAGAAGCAGGAATTTTGAAGGAGGCAACCAAACCAAAATCTTTGCCAAAAAACAGAATACTAAATTTAGATTTTGACAGACAAAACCTAAACAACTATGAAGCAGCTTTGACTGATATATTTACAGCTCCCTCTATTCAGCAAATAAAAGGGGCTAGAGAATCTGATGCATTCAAAAAAGTATTTCCAAACGATCAGTCCAGAAAAATTTTAGACGATAGGATTAATTTATATGTAGACAAAAAAAGAGGTATTGGTGAATATAATAAAGAAGACTCATCAGTATTAAATGCAGTAGATAAGATAGCAACCTTTGGTGTTGTTCGTGCACTTGGTGGTATAACACAACCATTTAAACAAATGATTCCTATATTCAACACACTAACAAATGCAGGTGCAGTTAATACATTGTTAGGTTCAAAACTTGTGTTTGATCCTGTGGTGTCAAAAGCCTTAGATAATTCAGGCATGCCTATAGCAAACAGAGGTGTGCAATCTCAAGCGGACTTAAATTCTTTAAATAGTCAAATTGAAAACGACACAAGAATTGGTGATGAAAAAGGTGTCATTAATAAAACTAAAAAAGCAGGCAAAAAAGTAGTAGATGGATTTGATAAAGTAAACAAATACATTTTACAAAAGACACTTGTAGATCCCGATGTTGGAACTGCAAGAGCATCTTTTATTGCGTATTATATTCAAGCTGAAGCAAAAAGAGGTGTTCCTTCTAATGAAATAGATTGGAGCAAGCCTTTAAATCAATCTAGTTTAGATTATGCACAACAACAAGTTGACAGACAGCAAAACGCCTCAGACCAAGACTTGCAGGGTGGTGCATTTACAAGCAACAACCTTACAACCTCAGTTATTAGAAAAACCCTTTTACCATTTTCTAACTTTTTACTAAATCAAAAAACTAGAATGTATGCTGACATAAATACACTAGTGAACAACCCTACTGCATTACCTGGCGACAAAGCAAGAGCTGCGAGATCTTTAGCAGGTTTAGGAGTGGAAACCACAATGTTTAATGCTTTAGGTTTAGCCATATCTTCAATGCTATCAAAATTAGCAGAAGGTTTTGCGGGAGAGGACGAAGAGGATATGAGACCTGAGTGGGAAAAAAGAATGGAAGCTAGAGAGAAACAAGACAAAAGATTACAGAATCAAATAAAGGGAAGATTGGGTAATGTGGTAGCAGATATTATATCACCGCTTCCTCCAGCAAACGATATACTACTAAATTCAGCAAACTACTTTTTAAACATTGTTCAAGAAGGTGAAGAAAACCCGTGGAAGTTTTTTGCAAATACTGACAAAGAACTTGTGGATCAGTTGGGTGTTTTGGGTATAGGTGGTAAGAAACTTACTACCTTAAAAGACATGATTATGATTGCACAAACAGGTGAATATACAAACAGATTTGGCAAGAAGTCAAAAATATCTAAAAGCGCTCAAGATAAATTAAACAATACAGCGATTATTTATGCTCTTCACTTGATGAATTTAATTCCTTTATCAGAAGTGGGATATATGAGCGAAAGAGTTTTTAGAGATTTGAAAAAAATGAAACCTATAGATCCTGGAAAGTTAGAAGAACCTGAACCAAGAAAGACACTGAAAGACGAGGGGCCTCTTAATCAAAAACCGAAACTACAAAAGAATAAGTTAAACGTCAAGAGCAAGCTCTAATTCTTTCAAATCAATTCAAAACGCAGATATTGCTATAACTATTCCATAAATACACCCCACAAAAGTTAGGGCTAACATTGTCATCCATCCGATGACTTTAAAATTTACTTTCTTCATAATTAAAATATATGTGTTAATCGGGCAACTTGCCCATGTTTTTTTGAGTGTATAAAGCCCTCAATAGCTTTGACTCCTCCTACACCATACCCATTACGGTGATGCCAGGAGTCTGTACCGCTTGGTGATCTTAAACTTTCCACAGTTATACCGTGAAAATCTTTGCTTGTTTTATGATGAACGTGATGTGTATATACATATCTGTGCTTTGTTTCAGCCCACTCTTTAGCAAATTCATTTGCCATTATAAGCGGAAGATCAGGTATTTTTGCACCGTCACCATGTGTTGTACCAATAAGATTGCTGCCGTATTTAAACCCTTTTCTGTGAGCAATCCCACAATCAAAGGTAATGTTTTTGCATTTTCTAAACCACGATTGAATAGAATCAGACAACATAAATCCTGACATATAATCATGGTTACTTGGATTATACACGAAGTGTACATCAGCAACACTAATTAGCATTTCTAATACATCTACATATAGTTTTTTTGCTATCATAAAGTTTTCATACCACATACCGTCTGTATCTTGTGGTGTTCCAGAGGTTGTCATTCTCTTGGGTGTGTCAACATGTAATATGTCATTACCGCCAACAAAAAGTATTCTATCAATGTTAAACCCATCTGCTTTATTTATAATTCCCTTGACTCCCTCTTTAACTCTTTTGACCGCGATTTGTGCGTCATATTCTTCCCCTGTTTCAAAAGAGGAGCACAACTTGCCAATATGAATATCTGCAGGATCAATAACCAATAAGTGTCCATTTGTTTGTTTTTTACGTTTTATTTTATAATAAGTAGGCGAATGCTCGTTCATCGCCTTTATAATGTCGTCTCTAAGTTCTTCTGGAGATACGCCCTTGTTCTTAACGTGAAGAGAAAAATGTTTCCCTTTATACCAATAGTGATTTACGTCATCCATAGGTATGCCTCTTAGGTCACACTCTTTTTGAAGGGCACGATGTTTTGTTATTAAAGCATACTCCTCTTCATTCAGTCTTGGTCTATATTTCATCGTCTGCTAGTTTCTGAGTGTCCCTTAACACCCCTTGCAGCTCTTTGATCGTAGATTTTAGCGTGTCGTAGTCTTCATCCATTAAAGACTCATACACATCGTCTGTAAGTGTATTAATTCTAGACATCAAAAGATTGATGAAATTTATAGAATTTTGGTTGTTTGGTTGGACAGTCATGTTGCTGTTTTGCAATAAGTTAAAGAAAACTTAAAAAACATGCATAACACGACAATAAAAAGTTATTAACTATCCATGTGATATAAAAAGCTTTTTCCTACCTCAGGATTTATTTTTTGAATGAGCCTGTAAATTGATCTGGATCTCTTTTTTGTATTAAGTCTTTCTTTTTTCGTACTATCACTACCCATATTCGTATACATAATGCAATCTATACGTAAAAGCTCGTCAATTTTTCTTTTTTCCGACCAACTTTTGAATTCTGCAATTTTTTCTATATCGTCATAATTATATTTCATATCCGTTTTTTTGTAGTGTTAAAAACTCTTTTTTTAATTCTTTAATCTGTAGCACGATTTCTGACATTCTTGTGCCTCCTCCACTGACTTCAGCCAATGTTTCAAAATATGTTTCACGAAAATTAGGATCAGTATCTATAAGATTTTGTGCACTGTTTACACCATAAATAACTGTGGCGTGGTTGCGGTTAAATAGTTTAGCAATTTGATAGTAAGGGGTTCCATACATTTTTCTCATAATTAAATAAGCAATTCTCCTGGCGTCTACATATTCTCTTTTTCTAGTGTGTTGTCTTATATTGTGTAAACCTGTGGTCTCTTCCACAGATTTAATAACGAACTGTTGAGCCATGTTTGCTTTCATTTAATATATCTTTTTTTATTAATAAAATCTAAATATCTATCTACTTCTATTTCTCTAATATCAATCAGAACGATTGGGCTTTCATCTGACTCTCTAAAATAATCAACCACAAAAAATATAGGGTTGTCATCCTTATCATTGACATGCCCTGCTATATTTTGCATTCTACCTCCTGTATGTTTGATTCCAAACATATAATCTATTTTTGCTGCGATTCTTACGCTAGCTCTTTTGAATCCATGTATTTGTTTGATGAAATACTCATCAATTTCAAATTCATCCTCTATATATTTCTGTTTTAACTCCATGCTCTTTTAATTGTTTTATTCTATATTGTTGTATTGCAGACACCTTGCCTGACTTTTTTTTGATTTCAGAAAATAAAACATCTGAATTCTCTGGAATAGCAAGTAAATCAGGTATTCCATTTTTGTTGGTCTTAAGTAATTTAATTACGTAATAACCTTCGCTTTCGAGCTCTTTAATTCTTTTGGATTGAATTTGCTGTTCTGTCATAAAAACAAAATAACAAAAAATTTCCAATAAATTATACACTCAATAAGTCTTTTTTAAAATGTGTCAGAGTATAATCTTTTTTCTTAGTTACTGCTCTGTATATTTTTGGCTCTATACCCTTGTCGGTAAACACCCAATAAATTTTATTGTGTAGCCTGTTTTTTGTTGTCATGCGATCTCGTGACTGCCAATAGCTTGTGGCACTAAAGTCAATATTGTAATACACTAAGCAATCAGCGTCTTTGAGTGATATTCCCTCCCTACCACTTATTATTTGAAGTGCTATGTTTTTATCTGAGTTACAAAACTCCTCCAGGGTGTTACAAAGTTTGTCTCCATACACAAGTTTTAGTGCATTGTATTCTTCTTTAAACTTGTAGAAGATTGCAATTTTTTGATCTTTAAAATACTCCTGTATATATTCAGCCTTAAATGTGTCTAGCACCATAGAATTTCCCCCTTCAAACTTTACAGTTCCGCTATACATTTGGTGAAGCTTTTGCATCAGTTTTACACTTGTGTCTGCTAATATAACCTCGCTGTTTCCCTCCACCACCAAGTCTTTTTTGAGTTTGTTGCACATATCATAAATTGATTTAGGAGCTTCAACAATCAAAACCATCTCTTTAATTGAAGATTCAAAGCCTGCTTCTTTTTGAGTATAAGAAATCATATAAGGTTTCATTTCGTCCAAAACAGTTTTCTTTGCACTGCTGTAGTCGTTAATCATAAATCCATTTATTTTCTTTTGAGTTACATTTACATACTCTCTTGCAAACTTGTAAAAGGTGTTGTATTTTCTAAACGGAGACATAAACAATCCGTAAACCTGATGATATATCTGACTAAAAGATTCAGGCGTGGGTGTTCCAGATAAAAGCATTACAAAACAATTGTTGTTGAGTAGAAGCGACTTGACTTGTTTAGCTCGCTTGTTGGGTTTTGGAAATGCTCCTAATGTATGCGCTTCATCGCACACAATAGCATCCCAACCTCGTTGTTTTACTTTGTGAAGACTCTCGTAATTAATAACTTCTAGTTCATAGTTAGGCCTAAGCAATTTGTAGTCTACAATAATACTACCTATTGCTTTCTTCTTTGTGATGAACAATACCTTGTTCACACTCATCAAGTCCAGGGTGCCTAAAGAGGTGAGTGTTTTTCCTGTTCTAACCTCCATAGACAGGTAAACAAATTTGACATCCCTTAATATATTGGAAGCCTTTTTGATTATGTCTTTTTGGTAATCTCTAAATTGTATCATATTCGTGTCTTATTTTTTGAAGTTCTGCGCACCTTTCATAGTCTTCTTCTTGCTCGAAATAATAAATTAGATCATCAACTGTTTGTTGAGTCACGGGTTTAGTAATGTCGTGAATAAAAAAACTACTTGTGGTTATCGCCAAATCAGAATAAGGCACTTTGTAAACTACTATGTCATAGGAATTAAGCATTCCTAAATGTATTTGAGTTTCTTCGTCATATACTGCCATAGCGCTTTCTTAGATAGTTGTATACTTTAGGTAAAGCTTGAAATGCTTTCTTTTGGTTTTTATAAATTACCGTTCCTAAAGTTTCTTTACTATACAAAGTTAAGCCTTTTTCTTTATTATATTTTGAGGGCTTGCCCTCTGTAGATATTCCTCCCTTTCTAATTGCAATCTTACATTCTCCTCCATTGTTTAGTGGTTTTACATATACTTGGAAATCATTTTCAACACACCATTTAAAATCAGAATACCAATTGCTCATCTTTCTTTACTTTTGTTTTGTCAGTTAAAAATATAATCCACCTGCCATTTAGATCTCTACCCTCATCAGGTTTTATTCCTGTTTTATACAGTGCGAATGAATTCAGCCACCTATAAAATTCTGTTCTGGAAATGGTTCGTTTTGCCTTTGGAGCAAAATCAGGATTATCGTCTATAAACTCTAAATACAAATCATTTTTGTATATCTTTTCATTGTATTTAATTGAATCATTTTTATTGTCTGCACCAACCAACCCACACCACTCTATAAATTCATGACATGTGTCAGCTGATAGTTTTCTAATAGTAAGATTTTTAAAGTCTGCCTTGATTAATCCATTACTTAAATAAAACATTAAGTTTTCTACCATGTAATTATCAAAGGCACACCACTCCTCCTCATTCCATTCAGAGAATAATAACTTGCCAAACTCTACCAGGGGAGTAAAATCTTTAGTATAAAACTGTTTAAATTCTAACTCCCACTTTCTCCTCTCAAATGAAGCACCTCTACCTTTAATGGCATAGTTTGTGGTTATACTTACCTTAGGCGATTTTTTAAAAGGAATTTTTATTGCGTCTTTGTTTTTCTTTTCTAAAGTTAATCCCTCAGTCACTACACTAAATAATCTTTCAAAGTCAAAATGTTTCTTTACATCATCAAAGCATAGTATTTGAGTGTCAGCTGATACTAATTGATATGCAAAGCTTTTTTCAAAATTGAAAGCTTTTCCATCAATCACAACTAACTTTTTCATTTGAGACAATCCATTAATAAACAAACCCTTGCCTGTACCACCTTCAGGGTTGTCTGATATAACTTCGTCATTTAGAATTATTGCAGGACAATAAGATAAGTTTTTGTAACCATGCAACATGTATCCTATAGTACTTCTCATAGACTTGATAGTTTGTTTGTTGCCTCCCGCTATGTTAGAAATAAATGTTTTGTAATCACAATCAAAAGACTCACACATATCAAAGTCACGATCAATAACTTGATCTTTCCAAACATATCCACCTAAATCTAAATAGTCTATGGTTGTCTTTTTGTCTTTAGTTACTTTTACAGCACAGTTTCTGTAGTATAAATATGCTGTGTCTTTATCATCCTCAATAAAGTATACATCAACAGTTCCTAAAAGAGATAGAAACTCCTCACGAAAAAACCTTGTCTTGTCTGCAAAATAATTATATACAGACATATCATCTAAATCCTCCAGGTATCCCAACACAAAGTCTTTTATTTCTTCCTCGCTTGTGTGGTCTATTAAGTTGTTGGTTACCCTTACAAATATAAAATTCCTACTACCTTCTGGACAAAACTTGTAAAATCCATTGTCCTCTAAAAACTGTCTAAATAAATAATGTATTATATTTATGACTCCCTTTTCACTTTTAGTCCAAAACCTCTTATCTGTTTCATCCTCCTCTATTGTATTAATCACTGAATCAATTACAGCGTCTTCAATCTGAGAGTCGGCTAACTGAAGACGGATTTCTTTTTTTGATACACCCCTTTTGAGTTTCATTCTTACTTGATTAACTCTATCCTCATCCTCATAATACTTTGATCCAAAGTTTTGAGTCTGTGTGTAAGCAGAGTTAATTGTCTGTTTTATTTCTTGTAATGAAAACCCTTGGCTTTCAAACTGTGACATTATATACTCGGCTAATGATTTGTTTACACCATAATCATTAAATGCAGCTGCAAGTATATAAACATTGTTGTTTCTTTCTCCTTCAACTAATCCATACTTCTTAGTCCACCACTTCATTAAGATGTCTACTATTTTGTTTTCATCAGTCACAGGTATCGTAGGTCTTGATGAATATTTATCTACCACCTTATACTCTTGTTCCTCAATCTTTGTCCACAAATGTGCATTAGTATTAATGTGTATTAAGGGATCATAAGATTCGTAACAAACCCTGGACAAGTTTTTGCTAGTCTTATCAAAGTATTCTGAATTGAAATGCTTGTCTAATGACAAGAAATAATTCTTGTGATTTTCAGGCTCCTTTGGTATCTTAACCAAAACCTTTAGCCCATTACCACTTGGAGAAACAAAAACAGCATACGTATATCTATCTTTAGATATCCTTTCCTTTTCAGACATCATATCTTTTTTTGTTTTATACCCATCAAAGTCTAAACATATAAATCCTGAGTGTTCTATCAAACTATCATCGTTACGTTTATTGAATGTTCCAGAAAAACATATTGCAGGTAAATTCTTTTTGAGTTCTTGTCTTACCTCTTTGTTTTTTTCAGACCTTATCTGTTTGATAAGTTCTTTTGACTTCCCCTCTTTTATCCTTTCTAATATTGAATTTAATTCTCTAAAGAAAGGTGTTGAGGTGTCTTTTATGTTTCTGAATATAGTTACTTTATTTTCTTGCATGTCGATTTTATTCTACTATATACTATATATATATTTTATTATACTTAATTTTTATTTTTACATATCTAAGGAAAATAATTGACATTTTCAACATAGATTAGAGAAAAGAAAAGGGCTTGAAGTGTGAATTCTCTCGTGCCCTTCTCTCTCTCTTAGATAATTATTAGAATGGAAGAGACTCAGTCTCTTTATCACTCTCTACTGTTTCAGTCTCTTTCTTTTTAGGAACAAACTGATCTAGTTCTACATAAGGTTTTCCTCCCTTGCTATTTAAAACATTAAGGTTAACCCAACCATTTTTTTGGTTGTCTTTTAAAAATGTAATAGCCTCATCAACCTTTACACTTATGTTGCCGATTACAAAATCGGGTGCGTTCTCTCTCCTTTTGAAGAGGAACCCATCTGCGAATACTTTGTCTTGTGACATAATTAATAGTATTAGTTTGAGTGTTGAGTAGGAGCAACACATCTGACTCCATGTTAAAATTCTACAACCTCAACCACTTGGTTGACGTCTCCTGTAGCACCTTCAGCAAAATACTCTTTGTAAATTTCAATTGCTCTTAGGACTTTATCTCTACCACGAAGCAAGGTTTCCTCACTTGCAGTAGCAATCTTTAGGTTTAAAGTTTTCTTGTCCACTATGTAAAACTTTACAGGCTTATCAAACAGCTGTTGATATATATATGCTTGACTATCATAGTTATACATGTCTGCACTTCTGTTCCAGGATTTGATATTAGAACTTGATTTCAAATCAATTACAAACTCATCGTTTATAATATCTGCTTTACCCTTGAACATAACTCCAAACAAAGCCTCTATCCCTGGCTCCTCTTTCTTTGCTTCAAAATCCTCAATATCATATCTCATTTCATCATGAGCTAACATTCTATCCGCCCAAGATTGAATCATCGGTATTTCTTTTTCCAATAATACATCATAGGAGTCAAGTTTGTTTTCATATACATACTCTTTGAATCCTTTTGTGGTTCTTGTAGATGAATCTAAAATATGAAACTCCGAAAGTTTTTCAGGTTCTAAAAGCAAAGTATGAAAGTATCTACCATATAACATATCTAGTGTCTTACGTGGCTCTCTAAACTTGTAGTTCAGCAAGTCAATTATGTCAGAGTTCGATAGAAATTTTCCACCGAACTCGCCATAATACTTACTATCATCCCTTAGTTTTGTGATTATTTTATTTTCCATAAGTTGCTAGCTCTTTCTTTAGTGCAGTAGGAACTACATACTTTTTCTCTATAGCTATCATTGTTGTAGCAAAGGGTTGATTGCTTTTGCTTTTTACATAATCTACAACACTATCCCATTTCTCGTGTGTCTTTTTAAGTGTATCCTTTGTTTTAGGTTTTACACTTGGCGCTGACACACTTACATCAACTAGATCCTCTCCTGCCCACAACGATAAGCCTAATCCATGCATACCTATTGCCTTGACTGTGCTACGTTGTATGGCTTTGTTGACCATAAAAGAGGTGATCCTATCTTGCCCAACGGATCTGTTTTGGTTGTCCATAATAGGTAGATAATCAATATGCTCTACTCCATTTACTGTGACACCAACCTTTACATAAGCAGTGGTTCCGTCTGTAAAATAATTAAGACCTGTGTGTGGACTTTCATATACAGTTCTGTTTGTGTCAGGGTATTTGTCTTTAACTATAGCCCAAGCATATGCCCAGGACAAATAATCAAATCTACCCTTTTTTTCTACCTTACCCTTTACATTTATAGCGGTAAGTTCTTTGAATGTTGATTTTGTGTTTCCCATTTTTATTTATTTAAATTACTATATTTATTTAATAAAGACTCTCGTCTTTGTTTCAAAGCCTCATAGTGCTTTTTATTGTTTCTATTATTTACTTCTCCATGAATTTTTGAATTTATTTTTTCTATTTGTTCTTTGTAGGTATGCTTCATAACTTCGTGAACACCTTTTCTAAATCCATGAGTTAGAAATAAATAATAATCATCGTCTGATATTTCTTTGTAGGTCATGCCTAATTTTCTAGTGTTGTAGATTTTTATATCTCCATTGGTATTAACTATTTTAATACCCTTGTAAATATAAGCCTCCTCGTTTCCAGAACTTAAGTTTACTGATTTTCTGTCATTGACAGCATCATCCCATAAAGTGTAAAGACTATGATTATACATATGGACTCTCTATCTCACATGCCTTGGCAGCTGTGTCTATAAAATAATCCACATCTACATCGTCAGAGTTTTGATATTTTTTAATACCATACTCCACTGCAGATCTTGCTATGTCGTATCCGTTTTCAGCCATCAAATCTACAATCTGCACGATTGTCATTGGTCGCTGATAACAAACACTGTATAATAAAAATCTTGCTGTGGAAACCCTGGCGGTTCTATTCTTAGAGAATAGTTGCTCTCGACTTACTTTCATTTCTTGACAAATGTAGTCGACATAACGATTAAATATTCCTCTTTTCATAATTTGATTTTAATTGATTTATATATTCAAAGTAGCTTCTCCAAATGTCATCAATGACATTGGGAGGGAGTGAGTTACTCTCCCTCTCTCTTTGACGCATAAACTCTTCACTTGATTTTCCCATATTAAGTTTATTTGTGTTTTCAAATATAATTTATTTTTTAATTATATGCAAATTTATTTCTAATTATTGCACAGAAATTCCTTGTGCATTAATTATTTCAGAGTGTTCCCCTGTCTTAGCAAGCTGTCTAGCCTCCTCTATACTAGTGGTGTACCATATCTCATCCTCCTGCTCACCACCATGGTAAACATACACTGTATAAGTCCACTTGCTTTTTTCTATTTCTTTTGCGTTATTCATAAAATGATTCATAGTTTTAGTTTTTAATTATTACTCCATTGTTTTGCCATAGCCTCTGCTATTCCTGGAAATGTTTTGCTTCTAACTTTTGACCTTTCTTCTTTGCTAAGTTTCCAAGCATCAGAATACCAAGCGGGCATTGTTTTCCCGCTATCAAACTTTATCCTAGGCGCAGGATCTACTATGTTTGTGGGCTGTAGTTCGGACAGATTTTTCAACCACAAGCACGTTCTCTTTTCGTATGGATCTCCAAACTCATACGGCTGTATAATTTGATTTGGTTTTCTATACTTCGTGCTCATTATTCCAACAGGATTTTCAACTGCTATCCTGTCGATAGGTGCATTGATTAGCTTCATAAAAAAATCTATACCACACTGTTGCCTTCCGTCTTTTTGTTTCTCCTTGAACCACCTAGCACCACTAGTGGCAAGGTGGGTGCACGGGGGAAACGCAATCATCATACTGTATTTTCCACTGTATGCTTCTTTTATTGCATCTCCCTTTATGTGCCACTCAGGATGTCCTCCACTGCAGTCAAGTATATCACAGCTATAAGCTTCGTGACCAAGTTCTCTAAAAGCCTTGGTCACTGCTTGACTTTCCTCACACGCTACAAGAACTACCATGATGATTGGTATGTGTAGTCACCAAGACACTGATCGTCTTTTTCGTATACATCTTGTAGTATTTCTATGGTTTGATTTATATCATACATATAGTCATCCCCATATTGATTGTTACCAAAGAAAAATCCTTCTCGTGTCGGAAGTTTCTCTTTTGCATACTTTCTAAACTTTTGTTTATTTTTTGCATAAAGACTTTTAATCTCTATACAAATATCTAAAAGTTCTTTAAGTTTCTCAGCCTCTACATAATAATCTTTGCAATCATCTACTCCATCCTGCACATTGTCTACAAACCAAGCGTGTATCTGATTGGCTTTTCTCCAATATCCTATTTCCTCTACTACATAAGATACTCTGTCAGTTTTAATAGTCGGATGCGGTTTACCACCCCTATTTACAGTCACACTGTGTTTTTCTTCAGGAGTCTGATGCTCCCATCTTTTTACGTAAGTTTTTTTACTTAAATACATGTCTAATCCCATAATTTTTAATTTTAAAGTTTATATTACTGGCGCGATGGGGTAATCTTTGATTGTTGTGAATAAGGCACCCCCATCATTGCCTTCATCATCTTTGCTTGGATATATCCAAAACTTTTCTCCTTTTGGATTTTCTAACAATATACATAGTGGTGAACTATACCACATCATGTCTTCTACTTCTTTTTCAGGCATATACTCTACACCTATAATCTTACAACCAACTAGGTTGTCCTTGGCTCTTTTTGTCCAATGTTGTCTTACATTTTTAATCATAATTTTTAATTTGTTTTATTACACTTCCTCCCCATAGTATAGCAAGTTCTCTTGCCTCTTCTATGTTTTTCGCATCAATGTAGAATATCTCATTGTGTTCGATACATTGATAAGTTTTTAATTTATTCATGTTTATTTAATTAAGTTATACCCGAAGGTAGCCGTCTTTCCGTGCTGTCAGTCTTGTTGTAATTTAGCCCATATGAGTACAGATAGACACGAGGCTTTTGACTCACGCATTACAACTAATTCATTAGCGACAACTAACTATTCAATATGTGTCTATCAGTTTTATTTTTACTCCTCTCCATTTTCCTCCCTTCATACTTTCGTTTACTAAAAAGTCTATTCTTTTTGTCCATCTTCTATTCATCCTGTCCTCTACTACATAAACTCCATCCATGTGCTCTGCACCTGTGACTAAAACTTTTTCACCGAATACAAAGCCTAACTCTTCAAGATCCCTAGACACAGCTATCCATCTATGTCCTGCAGGGTTCTCGGGGTTTATGTGTTTGCCACTTGCTGTGATTAGCGGGGTGCTATCTGTTTGTCCTTCTACTGCGTGGTAAATCGTGGCATCTACCACCACCTCAGCATTGAGGGATGACCTTCCCCCAATGATGAGTGTGAACAATACTAACCCCATAGTTACTTTTATCATAATACATACAGTTTATTCAACTCGCTTCAATGCATCTTTAAGCCTATCTCCCATAAAAATTTGCAAATCCGCATCAAGATAAAAACCTGGGCGGTATGTCTGACCAAATTTTTTGTATGGCTTTTTGAGTTTATATAAACGGTCATACTCGTCTTTGTAATCCCATTCAGGCAAATCCCACTCCTCAAACTCAACGAACTCTCCATCTTTTACCTTGTGAGATTCACCATAGCCTTGCTCTTCTTCCCAATCGTATGTAAATGATGGTATGTCTTTCATAAACATATCCATAATTCTTGGTGATATAGGTGACCAAGCTGTAGAAAACGAGTAGTGAGCCATTTCATCATCTTCATGAAAGTGTGTTTCATAACAACCCCACTTTGTTCCCCAATTATTGATTGCCCACATATACCAATCTTCAGCGCCATGTTGGGCTTTGTTGAACGCTTTTTGATGTTCTATCCACTCTTTTTGTTCATCTTGAAACTTTGACCAACCCTTTTGATCATACTGATGGTCAGGGTGGCTTGTGTTGTACCATTGAAAGAGATCTAACCCTTTAGGCATTGGAAGGTAGTGTCTGCACAGCCCTACCTTTGAGATTTCTCTCAGCTTATCGGCATACTTTTTTTCAACCGATATGTGTGCGAATACATGATTTGGCATAATTACATTCTATATTTAATTTGTTGATACACTATATTAGCGAGTCTCTCGGCCTCGTGGACATCTAAGTCGTGACCAAACTCATCATAGACATACTGCATAAGTTCTATGTTGTCTATAACTGTGTCAGCACAAGACTCTATTTTGTATCTCATGTCCTCAATGGTTCTTGAACCATCTATTGTTTTTATTATTACTTTCATTTTTCTTGTTCTTTTAGATCAGCATACTCACATGCTGAGTTATATATATTGCTGTAGTATTGCATCACATAGTCTACAAAATTGTCATACCATTCTAATACTTGCTTGCTTGAGTTCTCTTTGTGTTTCATATTTATTAATTTTTGTTTATTATTAATTTCTCTAATTATCATTTCTTTGAATTCTTGTATTTTATCTTCTTTTCTCATGCCGTATGTAAACAGCCATCCATCAAATCTCATTACAAGTTCATCTGTCCATTTAAAATTTTCTATTGTCATATTGTTTTATTTAAGTTATTTTAAGTGTCTCCATTGGTTAGTCTGCCAATGATAGTCTTGTTGCGGAGGTCTCTCTCCGTAACAAATATCACAGAATTCATCACCATAGTCTTTGATAAATTGTGGGTTCTCGCACTCACAATACTCATCTACATAATCCCATCCTCGATTGTATCCACTGTAACTGTTGTAGATAGGTTGTTGAGTATAGGTTTTGTGATACACTCCTGTGTCTCTCGTGTCGTTGAAGTATATGTACGGCAAGAACACATTGCCCTTGTCTGTAATTACCTCAGCCTTTTTGCGTTCATACCAATTAGGATTACCCTCAAGCATGTCAATGTCCATGAGCTGATCTCCTGTCACTAAGAACAAGTCAATGTCTACATTATGTCCTTCCCCTGGCCTGTTGATAAGAAATGGTATGCCGTCTATGACCATAGGATACTTGTCTACTGTCTCTCCACTACCTACGTAACAAGCCCTTGTTAGGTAGTTGTGGTAGTTTGAGTAGCCTTTCTTTAGTGTTCCATACACGCCTATCAGTGTCATGTCTAGCACATTGTTTTTACTATACATAATTTTGTTTTTAGTAGTCCAATCCTGCTTGTTGTATACTTGAAATGTTTTCTTCTTAAGGTTTGCTGTAACAAATCTTGAGTCATTCATCTCCAATACACTCTTCCATCTCTTGCGTGGCAAGTCAGCGAGTATCTCTGCCATGTGCTGAGTGTCTGTCTTTTTCTTGTTGCCAAGTCCGTAGACTGTGCCGTTCTGAAATAGTATCTCATCCTCGTTGATATCAAAGGGATGGCAGTTTGCTTTGCTTACCTCACCTACTGTTGCGTATCTGAAGTGAGCAATGAATGGTCTAGTGGTCTTTAGTTGCATGTAGTCTGCGCTATCATGAAATGTTACTTCCCACTTGTCTAGCCACAAGATACCAAGTCCGTCTTGATTCTTGAGTGCTGAAGCCATCAGTGTTTCTGTTTTGATGAGCTTCTTGTTGTTTTTAATTATTATTATACACATATCTATTCTTCCTCTCTTTTAGGGTTAATATATTCGTCTGTTCTATCTGTAATCTCCTCTGCTATGAGGTATCTCCTGAAGTCTCTAGCAACATCATAGATAAAGTCTACCTTGGTGTCGTTGCCATTGTACATTTTCTTTACAATGTGTCTGACCTTCTGGAGAAAGACCTCAAAACTCACAGGTCTTTTGAATGAATGATACATAATCTTATACATCAAATCATATCTGAGTTTCAACTGCTTGACGTTTTTTACAGCTGAGGGTAGTCTGAGTTCAACCTTGCCACCTGACTTTACATGCACAGGTGAATACTTGTAGTTGTTCTCTTTCTTAGCGGGCTTGTTGTTCTCACAATAACTTCGCTTGAGCCTCCACCTGTATAGTGCGTATATCAAAGCCAAGGGCTGTCGCATTTTGTCTACAACATTGTAGCCATCATACTCTCCTTTGACTGCTATTGTGATGTGTCCACCACAAGACTTGTCTGAGGGACTGTTGATGATCTCACTTGCCTCATCCATGTACTCAAACAGTTTGTTCCTATTTGGGTGTCTAGGGCCATTCAAAGGCAAGATGTGTGACACTGCCTCTACACCACACGAGCTGTCGCATTCGTATCCTGCAAACAGCGCATGAGATCCCACATAGTCACCTTCATCACTGGCGTCACCACCGTTTACTTCAAAGTGTAACTTTTCAACCTCAAACCCAATGGTAAATTCACTGCCACCAACAATGTGTCGAACAAACCCCCTGCTTGTGTGATATGGGTTGATGCACTCTTCGTCTTCATCCTCGGGCATGTTTTCTTCATCCCAATAACTGCACTCGTCTCTCTCACAATACACGGCATCATCCTCGTGAACATATTCTTCAATGTCCTCGCACCATGTACAGTTCTCATACCACACATAACTTCCATCTGCTATACCTCGCTCAACATACACCCACTCGTTACTGCCGTCTGCATTGGTTTCATGGAGCGTCTCTCCACAATAGGACGTTACCATGTAATCTGTGTCATAGTAGAAACAGTTTTCTACTGAGTCATAGAAACCTAGGTCGGGGTGTATATACAACCCCTCGTCTCTTGCCCAATTGAAATCAAGATTGTCATTGTCCCAAATCCAATCGTCTTCATCATGCTCGTTGATTACTCGTTGAGCCTGATCTTTCGGTATCCTCTCGTTGAGGTGTACCGACTCCACGGTATCTTCCATAAGATACTTTTCCCCATCTATCTCTACATAGATGAGTTCTTCTACTTCTTCTGTATTCATATGTATTAAATTAAATTGTGCCTACTCTTTAAGGTTTTCGGCTACCCCTTTACCTTCCCTCGCAAGATGAGTGTGAACAATCACACGTTCTCTCTTGCATATTGTACTACCTCATCATAGCAATCTAGTCTATCCCAATAGAAATCTGTGATGTCTGTATCGTCTATATATACATTTACTATTTCCAAGTCCTCGTCTCCAGGATACTCGTAGTCTCCCCAAACTCTATAATACATGTAGTCTATTGATAAGGTGTATGTTTCTTGCACATCAGTATATGTGCCTCTGCTTTGTATGTTCTTCATATTTATTAGTTTTAAAATTCTATTCTTTCAGGAAATATTCTTATGATGTCTCCCCTCGTGTTTTCAAGTTCTGCGAATTCCGTATCGTATTCATAATACCAACGATTGAATTGCATGTGGCTTTCTATTTTGTCAATAGTTTCTTTATCTAAACCTTCTGTATTGATTACTTTTACTTTCATTTTATCTCTTTATTTATATATATATTCTTGTACATCTTCAATATAATCATCTAAGGTAGTTCGATAGACTCTTATCTTAACTGCTTTTACTTTATCATACTCTATCCAACCTGTAAAGAAACCTATATCTTTATACGCTATCTTTGTATATCCAAACTCCTCTACTTCACTCCATTCGTCATCATCATGTTGAACATACATTTCTTTACTTACATCTCCTTTTATTTCATTATAAAATGTTCCAATGTAATCTACTCCGTCAATAATTAAATTGTTTGCTTTCATGTCTATTTCTTTTTAATTTCATGTTGTCCTACAACTGCTATTGTGCCATCATCTAAAAGTATTTTAGCCAATGGGGTGGATTGTGAATTTTTAAGGGGTTCATTCCATAGTTTTAATACAATCCCCTTGTTGTCTGTTAAATTGCTGTCTATCATTGCCTCTCTATCAATGATAACATTACTACCATATACTATATTCATCTCAATATATTTTCAATTATACTTGTGTCTACTGTTCCATACTTTCTGTGATACTTGTTCAGTATCTTGTTCGCTTGATCAAATTGATGTGATCCTGGCGAGAACATTCTTACAATGTTTAGGTTTCTTTTTATTTCTGTAATTTCTGTTTCCATATTTATTTATTTTTAAATGATAAGTATTCTTTGTTTATTAAGTAAAATGCTGTGCTACATTTCATTCCGTTTACTGACACTATGTAATAACTCCCCTCTTTGAACCTTGCCTTCATATTTTTATTCCTGTCCATTGGTTGTCCGTACCAATACCACTTATGAAAACAACTTTCCGACAAGTGCCAAGGTTCTACCAATAGGCAGTTTACCTCTATGACTTTTAATCTATCACCTTTGTTTATCCAATCAAAGGTTGGTGGGTTTTTTACCACCCTTGCTTTCTTAATTATTTTTCCCACTTTTATTTATTTAATTCGACTTCTATATTAAAACTATTGAATGCTAACATATACTCTTTGCGTAAGTATTCAGCCTCTTTTTTATTGTCTGCAGTATCAACTATCTCGTTGCCCCACCGACTACTATAAATTATATTATACATGATTGTCTATTTTTATTATCCGTAAATTCCAAAGTTTGCGTTACTTGCGTCTATATATCCAAAGATAAGTCCACCTATCATGAATAGTATTCCCGTGATTGCCATAGTCATCAGTCCTAACATTGCTATGAATAGAATGAGTGACCATAGTCTGCCCGTGAAACTTGTCAAGACTCTGCCTTGTCTGTCTCTTACTTGTGTTGATTTGTAAATTGATTTTACTTCTTGAATGATTGCTTCCATAATTATATTGATTTAAAATTAAACTTGATTTTGATTTGCTTCCACCACGATAGGTGAGTGTATTCCTCTTCTGTGAATACGTGCACTCTACCATTGTTGTCAATGATTGTGTGCAGTCCTGTTGATAATACTTTGTGTGTCATATTATGTTATATTTAAGTTTTGCATACCTCTGCTGATCGCCCCTGCCACTCTCCTCTTATTGTATTCGGCTTTCCCTTGCTCCCAAGTAAGATTTAGTTCAGTCATTATCTGTCTGACTTTCCAACCATAGAGTTCTTTCTCTCTGGCCTCTTGAGTCTCCAGGCGTTTGCCCTCTTGCTCAATTACTACTTTAGCAACTGAGTTCGTTCTTATTCGTGTTCTCATATGTATTAAATTAAAATTAGTGAGCATGCACAATATTCTCTACGTGTGCATGCCCTTTGTGTTTCACTTTTTTTGCTTCCCTATCTGTTTCATTAGCCCAAGTGTAGCCCTGATAGTGTGGCTCTATTTCCAACCCCCAGGTTTCAACAAAGATGTATTTGTCTACTTCAATTAAGTCATTGTCTGTGTTTGTGTTTTGATGTTTGCAGGGACTAGGTTAGCTGTCCCACTTGTGCCGAGCAGACACAAGTCACCCTTGCCTTCGGTGCGATACTAATAAACGACACCATAACAAGCCTCTGCTCACAATGTTTGCAGGTATTCAGATATCTATGATTTTCTCGCAGGGCACTTGCCACTTGGTGCAAGAGTTTACAGCAGTAAGTAGTCAATGGACATACTTCGCCCCCTTGCGTGGAGATTATCAACGCATTGATTTCTTTGTGTTTCCACCAATCAAAACAAGAGTTTAGCCTTCCATCTTGAGTTTAATGTCGTATAGGTGCCGACTGCTTTACCTACTATCTAACAATAGGAGTTATTCTCTCTTGTTTTTATGTCTGTCGGGAACACTGAAAAATCAAAGGATATTTTCAGAACTTCCAAAGGGATTAACCACTTTCGGAATTGTGCCCACGCATATGCGCCAAAGGACAAAGAACGTATTTTGTACCCCCTCAAAATATGAGTTTTACAACGCGCTAAACACGTTTAAAGGGGGTTAATTCTGGGGGTTACGCCTCAATCAATTTTTTTGCGTTCAGCCCATTAAAAGCGGTTAAATAGTCCATGTTTTTAGTCATTTTCAATTTAACAACCTTTTGAATTGCTTGCTCAGTGTAAAACTTCACAAAGTGACCTTTTTTCGTTACTCTTACCAAAGGCATCAAGAGAGGCAAAAACTTACTTCTATTTTCGGCTTTAGTAATGTAATTGATTAGGGTTTTACACTCTTTTAAATACACCTTATTTTCAACCGAACTTAAGTCAATTTGAATAGATGTATCTTTTTTCACTTCTATAAGTGTATTAATTAGAGACGTTCTAACCTCTAAATTTTGCGCTTTCCTTCTGTTACTTTGCACTATTGCAAACTGCGGATTTAAAGCGCGTTTTTTGGCTATTGCCTCTCTTGTTGCTTTGCTTATTGTCTTTTTTGCTTTAACAACTTTTTTAACTGAATTAGTTTTAATTGTACTCATTTTATTATTATTTAAATTAATTTTTGGGTGCTTATTGTGGTGCACCCTTCACCACATTTTTAATTACTACAAATATAATATAAAAAAAATATAAAAAGCAAATAACTACTGCATTTTTATGGAATTTCTGGGGATTTAACATTTTCTTTGCGAATTATTTATTAATTATAGTTTTTTATTGCGGATTATTCAAAGATTTTAAAATCGTTAAAAGTGTAAATTTGTTTTATATCTTTTAATTATTCGGCTTTTATTACCTCTTTGTTTTGGGTATGCAACAAAAAAAAGAAGGGCAAAGGGGGAAGGGGTGAGGGGCAAAGGGCGGAGGAAGGGAGGGCGGAAGGGGTGCGAGGGGTGAGGGGGTGAGGGTGCGAGGGGGTGCCCTACAAAAAGCCAAAAAAATCGAGGCAAGGCAAAAAATTTTAGAGGGGGGGTGTCAAAAAAAAAATTAATTATTATTATGATGGAGTTGCGTCAAAGCAATATATTACCCAAAATCTATTTATATCTGATATTTAAAAATATTTTCGTATATTTGTTGCTATGGAAGAAGTTACATTAGAAATACAAGAAAGACTCTCGATAGGTTTCAGCTTAGGCTGGAGTTATTTCGGAGCAAACGAAGAATATCCTTACAATGAATTGATTATTTATTTAGGGATCATAAGTTTAAATTTTAAATGGCAAGACAATGATGACTAAGAGGCCTATTATGAAAGAATATCTATCTGAAAGAAACAGGCATGAGCTTGTAGGTGGATTTAATTATTATGAAACAGGAATTAAAAAACTAGCTGAGTTTAAAAAAGCAAAAGAACGTGCTAAAAAAATTAGTATGATTGCTGAGGGAATGGAACTCGCAGAGGCTAAAAAGAATTTCTTTAGTATTTACAAGTAACTTTCTTCCCAGAGTTAATTTGTGTTTCACGGAAGAGGGGTTGATCTAATCAACCTCTTTTTTTTTGTGTCGTTTTTTAGGTTTTGTGTCGACTCATGTCAATAGTATGTTGATTTTTTTTACTCTAACTGTTTGATTATCAATTTTATGTCGATTATGTCAATTTTATATAGTAATTATAAAAAAAAATAAAATTATAAAACAGTATTTACTATATGAGAGTATAGGAGCGTAGAAAAACGACATACGACATTTACAAAAATTATTGTATCTTTGCTTAAAATCAAATTTAATATACATGAATCCAAAGATACTTTCGTTTGACGAAGAGGGGAGAGATAAATTATTAAAAGGGATCAGCAAGATAGCAAAAGCAGTAAAGAGTACGTTAGGCCCTCTAGGCCAAACAGTCTTGATTGAGTCTCAAAACCACACACACGGAATCACCATAACAAAAGACGGAGTCACCGTTGCAAAATCTATTGACCTGGAGGACTCAGTTGAGAATCTTGCAGTAAGAATGATGAAAGAGGCAGCGGAACGAACAGCAAACTCAGCAGGTGACGGAACAACCACAGCTATTGTACTTACTGAGGCTATAGTTCGTGAAGGATTGCAGTTATTTAAAAGAGAAGAGAATATCAACAAGGCAGAACTTGTAAAAGAAATTAATCTAATCTCAAATAATATAATTAAAAGATTAGAAAAGAACTCTAAGAAAGTAACAGGCAAAACATTAAGAGATGTGGCGACCATATCGGCCAACAATGATGCGGATCTAGGGAAAATGATAGCTGATGCCTATAAAGAATTAGGTAAAGACGGAGTTCTTACTGTTGAGAATAGCAAAACAGAAGAAACGTATTATGAAATTACAAAAGGAATCAAAGTAGATAGAGGATATACTTCTAAGTTGTTTATTAATAATCAAAGAAACGATGAATGTGTTTTAGATGATGTGTTGATTTTAATAACAGACATGGAGATTACTAATATTCTTCAAATTGAATCAGTGCTAAAGCCAGTAATCAACCAAAATAAAAAATTATTGATCATAGGCAACTGCGTTCAGGGCGTTGTCAACACTCTTGCAGCAAATGTTGTGCAGAATAATCTAAAACTTTGCAATATTATACCACCTTCGTTTGGATATCGTACAAATGAACTGCTATCCGACATAGCTTTGGCTACAGGCGGCACATATTTTAGCGAATCACAAGGAGATAACCTAGCATTATTGACAATGCAAGACCTTGGACACGCAGATAAAGTAATTATTGGGCAAAATTCTAGCGTGATTGTAACAAATCACAGCGAAAATCCACAAATAACTCAAAGAATTGAAGAATTAAAGGAACAAAGAGACAATAATAAGATAAAAGCTGAGAAAGAATTTATAAATGATAGGATTGCTTTGTTATCTGGGGGAGTTGGCGTGCTATATGTTGGAGGAAACTCGGATATTGAGCAAAAAGAAAAATTTGACCGCATCGAAGATGCGGTGTGCGCTGTAAGATCAGCCGTTGAAGAAGGAATACTTCCAGGAGGCGGAATATCTCTGCTTAGAGCGGGTGAACTTTTAGACGAAGGGCATGCTTGCGACATATTATACGGAGCATTGTGTAAACCAATAGAGCAAATACTTATCAATGCAGGTGAAGACGTAAAAAAAATTAGAGATGAGGTTTGTAATTGCAATGATGTTCCATACAATTATGGATATGATGTAAAGAATAAAAAATTTGGTGACATGTATAAAATGGGAATCATTGATCCTGCCAAAGTCACAAAGAACGCATTGAAAAATGCAGTAAGTGTAGCAACTACTATACTAACAACAAACGCAATAGTAACAATGAAAAGAAAAAATGGCTAAAAAGAAAAAAGATCCCAAAGTAGGAACTGGAAAAAAACCAAAGGGTAGTGGCCGTAGACTGTATACTGATGAAAACCCAAAAGACACAGTAAGTATAAAATTTGCCACGCCTGCTGACGCTAGAGCCACAGTAGCTAAGGTGAAAAAAATAAAAAAACCCTTTGCTAGAAAAATTCAAATACTAACTGTTGGTGAACAAAGAGCCAAAGTCATGGGCAAAACAAAAGTAGTTGCTATATTCAAAAAGGGTAAAGAAGACCTTAGAAAGAAAAATAAAAATAATGGCTAAAATAACTCTTGCTGAATATAAATCTAAAAGTCGTAAGCGTAAAGGTATACACTGTAAGACCAAAAGCAGCAAAGTAAAAAATAGTAAAAACTATTTAAAAAGATACAGAGGCCAAGGAAGATAGTTAATTTAAATATATAAATCATGGTAATACATAATCAAATATTCGAGCACTTTAGAAAAGAAAACAAAAAGGTTGAAGAAGCCATTAAACTTCTAAAGGAAAACGGATATAAAATATATAAAACCGAAGTGCACGAAAAAGAAGTTGTATGAAAGCAGTAGGGAAGTATATAGTTGTAACTGAAATTGAAGAGCAGCAAAAAACTGAATCAGGTATTTTGCTTACTTCAGAAGATAGCAACCAACTAAGATACAAAAAAGGATTGATACTTTTACCAGGCACTGAAGTGTCTGTTGTTAAGGAAGGTGATATTATATATTACGACAAAGCAGCAGGACACAAAATGATGTTGCATGAAGACGTGGTAAGTATTATTCAAGAACGAGATATAGTCGTTGTACTATAATTTTCTTTCTTGATTCATTTTCTTTATAACCCTACGATACACTTTATCGGAATATTTAGCACCTGATCTGAACATCGGATTTTTTCTACGATCTTCGGATATAGCTTCCTCTTTGTTTAATTTTTTATAAATCGAAGCGCATAAGCGCTTACTTTTATACGCTAGGCCGTACAATATAGATTCACGCCCTTTTCTTTCACGCCACTTTATTATCCACCCGTTTCTTAGTAGATTATCAAATCTTCTTTTATCCCAAGACATGATTTGATTATATTCTTCAAAATTTTTTCTAGTAAACAAATCTTCGCTATATAAAAACAAAAGCATTTCTATTTCTGAAGTAGACAACTTGTAAGTTGATCTTGCCCATTGACGAACCACTTTCCAGTATTTTAAGTAGTCATTTTGCATTAGATTAAATTTGTATCTTTGCAAAGATAACTTTTTTATAATGGCCCTTAGTAGAACGGCAAAATATTATCGTAAAAATAAAAGGGCTCGTGCAAAGCACAATGCTTACCAAAGCAAGTACAATAAAAAAAAGAAGTCTATCAAACAAAGAGTTGCTGACAATAGAGCAAATCGAAGATTTGGAACTTATGGCAACTATGACGGACTTGATGTTTCTCACAAAGGAAAAGGGAAATATGTTTTAGAGTCTGAGAAAAAAAATAGAGGAAGCAAAACAAATACACCTGGAGACAGAAGAGCTCGAGGTAAAAAAGGCAAAGGAAGAAGAAATAAAGGTAACACAGGAGGTAAATAAAAATGAGCGGACTAGCAGCAGGAATAGGTAATGGAACACCGTTTCCACAAAAAAGAAACGAAGACATACCCGAATTGTGTTTTATAATAACAGAAATAGACGAGTTTTGTGAACAAGAGTTGTTTACAGGCGATGGTAGAATGATACCTGAAACTTGTCCATAAATAAATATAAAAAATGGCAAATAAAAAATTTTCACAATTTACACCAGCAGCAGATGTATCTGGAATAGACTTTGTTGTAGGATATCAAAATGTAGCTAATGTTCAAATAGAACCTGCAAAGTTAGATAGCCTATACGGATTAAATTCTCTTCCTATAGTGGGGGGCGGAAGCAATGTAATTTTAGAAGGACTTGCAGGGCCCGATTTAGGAACTTCTTATCAAATCAATTTGCTTGAAGGAACGCATATTGAAATCGCTGATGACGGTGCTAATAATATTACAATCACCAACACACAGTTAAACACATTTATAGTAAACGGAACTTTTAAAAATTTATTTGGTGGTAATCCAGGAATATTTGGTGACACTTTAGAATTTGGCCAAGCTTCTGTTCCATCAACCGATAACTCTTCAGTTTTTATTGCGCCTTTTGATTGCGAAATAGTAAGTGTAGCTCTAAAATATATTTCAGATGATGCAGTAGTTATAAATGCAGGAAGCTCATGGCAGGTTAAAATATTCAAAATGTCAAGTCCATTAGGATCAACTACCGATAGTTCAAACTATGCTTCAGGCGTTGATATACCAGGGATATTACTTGACAATAACGATGATGGAACTTATCCTCTCAAAACAGCAACAGGATTATCAGGGCCATCTTTTGAATTAAATGCAGGTGATGTAATTAATATATCGGGAGTAGAGACGGGAAGTATAGCGCAGTCAGATGCAGAAATGGAAGTTTATATAGGAATTAGAGCTAAATAGAAATGGCAAGAAAGAAAAAAGGAAATAAAATTTGTCCCGCAGGCATAGCCTGGGCGAAGAGAACATTTGACACATATCCGTCAGCGTATGCGAATATGGCAGCGAGTAAATATTGTAAAGATCCCAATTACGCTAAGGGTGCTAAAAAGAAAAAGTAATGGATAAAAGTTTAAGATCAGTTGTGTCTCAATTAAAAAAAGCATCTAAAATGCATTTGGCACAATCTAAAATAATAGAAAAGCATATTAAGGATATGCAAAGAATGTCAAAGAAAAAGAAATGAGTAAATTAGGAAAAGGCAACCGACCTAGAAAACTGAAAAGAGCTTTAGCTACAGGAAACTTTTCTTTACCAAAAACTAAAGCCAAATTAGATGGGGAGGAGCTAGAGGCCGCAACAAATGATCCAATATTAAGTCAAATGACTTATAAACAATTATTAAAATATTTTAAAAAAATATGAGTAAATTAGGAAGAGGTAACCGACCTCGCAAAGAAAACGGTAAAGGAGATTTGGGTAGACAAAGCATTATATATGGGTTAGATAATAATCCTGATGTTACTGCTGCAGATCCCAAAGCAAAGTTTATAGCAGAAAATAAAAAATAGAAATTATGCCAACAGTAAAAGTAAAAGGATTACCAGATAGAAAATTCCCATACAACGCAGTAGGTAAAGCACAAGCACATGCTTATGCAAAACTACACGGAGGTAAAAAGAAAGACAATCCAGGATACGGAATGGAAGTCAAGTATTAATGGGAGAATTAAAAAAGTGGAGAGATCAGAAATGGGTTCGTATAGGAACCGATGGTTCTATTCTTGGTGCTTGTGGCACAAGCAAGAATAAAAAGAACCCTGACAGATGCTTGCCATTAGCAAAAGCTCGTTCTATGTCAAAAGCAGAAAGAGCGAAAACTGCTCGTAAGAAAAAAAGAGCAGGAGCAAAAGGAAAAACAGTTGTAGCAAACACTAGGGCTGGAAAAGTAACAAAAAAATATACATCATAATGGACTGTAAAGGATTAAAAGGTAGTGCGCTTAGAAAATGCATGAAAAAATATGAAAAAAAAGCGACAAGTATTTTTCCAAATTTTAACAAAGAAACTGATACTATTTACAATCCATACAGCAGCAATTCGGCAACTGGAATTAGTATGATTAAAAGATATAGTAAGGATCCGAAAAAAAGAAAAATGATTGATACTTCTATACAAAGCGCTACAACATACACCAATGATAAAAATGATCCGCATCCTTACAAATTATACACTTTAAACAAGAAACAGTGATATGGCCAATAAAAAAAACATGCCTTGCAACAAACCTCGCCCTTCTGATAGAGCGGGTAAAAAGAAAATGGTCAAAGCCTGTGAAGGCGGAAGAGAAAAGCTTATTCACTTTGGAGCAAAAGGATATGGACATAATTATTCAGCAGCTGCAAGAAAGAGCTTCAAGGCACGTCACAAATGCGGAACAGCAAAATCAAAACTAACTGCACGTTATTGGGCATGTAAAAATCTATGGGCAGGAAAGGGTGGATCTAAGAAGTCTAGCCCTAAAAATAGGCAAGGAAAATATTAGTATATTTGTACAATTAACAATTTAAAAATTTAAAAATGAAACATCAAGGTTATAATGCTAGACTAGACGAATCTTTAGGTAGCAAACACAAAGGATCTCATTCACAATCTTTAAAAGATCGTAGAGACGAATCAAAAGCTATGTCCAAAAAGATTTATGGTCACGCATATGGTGGTGATCACTCTATGAAATATGAGAAGCATTATCCAAGTAGTGTGCACAATCACTTACACGGATTATTTAAAAAATAATGGCAAAGAAAAAAAAATTTCCTGCTATTAAAGAAAAGAACCAGGGTAAGTTCACAAAGTGGGCTATGAAAAATGGATTCAAAGATGCATGCAGTGCGGCAGCAGCAGTAGTTAAAAGTCCGAAAAAATATTCGGCAACTATTGTAAAGCAAGCAAACTATGCCAATAACTTTGGATGTAAAATGAAAAAGAAATAATGGGTAAAGCATTAGTAAAATTAGGAATGTGGATACAAAAAGTTTGGTGTAAACTTTTATGTAAATGGAACTGGTTAATATCTAAATTAATTGTAGATGTTAAAGATTGTCCAGTGGCACAATGTATGTGTAAAAAATAAATTAGAATGAAATCAAAAGGATTTGGTGATACGGTTCACAAAGCAGCAAAATTAATAGGAGCTGATAAAGTGGCTAAAACCTATGAGAAAGTAACAGGGAAACCATGCGGTTGTCAAGAAAGAAGAGATTCTTTAAATCGTTTGTTTCCATATAATAAATAAATAATATGGCGTATCAAAAATTACAAGCAGGTAGAGCAGCATTAGTAACTCCAAGCGATACAGATCAAATTCCATCAGTATCGGGTGGAACTAACAATGGCTGTGTTTTGTACATAGGAACACCTGGTAATATTAGAGTATTAACCGTTGGAGGTGATGATGTGATATTTACAGGAGTTTATGCAGGTCAATTTTTTCCTGTCCAAGTATTACAGGTGTTTGACACAGGAACTACAGCTGGTGAAATAGTTGCACTATGGTAGAGTATTTTAGTCAGGATACGTCACTCGGAGATATCGAGGTAATATATGAAATTATAAGTGATGACGACACTAAATGAAAAGACAAAGATTGATTTAACACCGAAAAATTTAGTTAGCATTATCATATTTGTGGCTATGTTTGTTGGAATGTATTATTCCCTAGCCGCACAAATTCAGGAGGCCAAAGAGCTTCCTGCCCCCACCCAACTTAATCCCGAGCTCCAACAGGCCATCATAAAAACAAATGCCGAGCTCGAATTCATCAAAGAAGAACTTTCAGAGATTAAACAGCAGATATTAATTATGGAGCAAAGACTCTACGACTCTAAGAAGTAGGTAGATGAGATTCATAGATAAAATAATTATTCATTGCTCTGCAACACAAGAAGGCAAGCCCGTTTCAGCTGCCACTATAGATAAATGGCACAAACGAAGAGGCTGGAAAGGAATAGGATATCATTATGTCATCGGTTTAGATGGGATGATGGAGTATGGTAGACCTGTGGAACAACCAGGTGCACACGTTAGGGGATTGAATAAAAATTCTATTGGCATTGTTTATATCGGAGGAGTAGAAGCTGAAAGAGGGCCCGATGGCGATTGGGTAGCAAAAGACACAAGAACTCCTGAACAAATAGCAACCTTATTGGAGCTTTTGCGTGTATTAAAAAAACTACATCCAGAAGCTACTATTCACGGACACAATGAGTTTGCTGCTAAATCTTGTCCATGTTTTGACGCATATAATGAATATTGTAATTTATGAAAAAGATAATTCAATGGCTCACAGGCGGAGTCATCAAAGAGGTGGGGGATGTTATAGATAAACTCACCACAACAAAAGAAGAAAAGCTTAATGCACAAAGATTAATTAAAGAAATCTTAGAAAAAGCAGATAGCGAAGCACAACTACAAGTAAGTGAAAGATGGAAGTATGACATGCAAAGTGACAGCTTTCTTTCTAAAAATATAAGGCCTATGGTTCTTATATATTTAACTGTAATTTTTACTGCCCTATGTTTTACTGACGGCAACATTGGGGATTTCAAAATTGCAAAAGAATATATACCAATATTTCAATCTTTGCTTATTACTGTTTATGGAGCATATTTTGTGGGCAGGTCTTGGGAGAAAGGTAGAAAAAATAATAAAGAATAATTGATTACCTTTGCATTAATAACTTAAATTTAAAACAATGAAAAAAGTAAAGAAAGTAGAACTAGAAAAATTACAGCAATTAAACTCTGATTTTGTAAATCTCAAAACACAATTAGGGGATTTAGAAATTCAAAAATCTCTAGTTTTGACACAAGTTCAAAACATTAGAGTAGAGTTTGCAAAATTAGAAAAAGAGTTGCTAGAAAACTATGGAGAAAATTCTGTTATAAATTTACAAACAGGAGAAGTATCTGAAAAAGAAAAACAAAAAGAATAATACTATGGCCAAAATTAGCAATACTTTATCGTATCCCAATCAATCCCCCATTGAAGGAGCGGATTATCTGATTGGAACTGCTGCGAATTCAAATCCAATTCAAAAGCAGACAAAAACTTTTACTTTACAAGCTATTGCTGAATTTGTTATAGATGAAGCATTTGATGGTAACGCCTGGAGACTACCTGTGTTTACAGCAAATGCCGAGGGTGAAATTTCTTTCAAACTCGTAAATTCTTTATTATATCAAAACTTTGCTAATTTTCCTACAGGCTGTAGTGAATATAAATTATGTGCAGGAAAAGATGCTTCAGTTTTCAAAATTACAAATTGTACTACGGGTGCTTCAGAACTTATTAATGTTTCATCCAATCAATGTAAATTCCCTTATGTAAAAAGTTCCACTATTCCTACAATTGAACAAGGAGAAGGTGGAGGAGCTACAGTAACAGTTGTTCCTGTAGCAGGTCAAGTAGTTTATATTGACAATGGTGAAGGCGCAGGTAATTTAGAGGTCGCTGAACGAGTTGAGGTAGGAACAGATTTAGTTGTAGGAATATCTGCAACTGTAGGTGAAAACCTAACCGTTGATGGAGACTCTCGATTAAATAGCGCTACATTTCTTGGAACATCTTTGCATTTTCAAAATGCACAAGTTTATGATAAAAATGAGTTGTTAGGTTCGGGTGAGCAAGTATTAGTTTCTCAACCAGATGGAACAGTAAGATGGGAGAACTATCAAGGTTCAGGACTCGAGTTTCAATCCGCATGGGATGCTAGAACTGTTGCCGAAGGAGGATCTACAGATGGAGGTAATCCAAATCTACAAAACATTCAACTTATTCCTTCTAATACAGGAAAATATTGGATAGTAAATCAAGACGGTAGTGCAGCGTTACCTGATGCTAGTGGCGGAACAATTACTGATTGGAAAGTTGGTGATTGGGCAATAGTATCAGAGGATATACAAGGTAATGTATTTTGGGATAAAATTGATAATTCAGACACTGTATTTGGATCAGGTATTGCAGGGCACACAACAAATTGGCTGAACACTAATACTCTTGAAGCAGGTTGGCCATTTTTATATTATGCTGACACAGGTGTATTGACTAAAAACGGTGTTCTTATTCAAGGAGAAAGACCTGCTGAATATGAAGGATCAGAAACAGTTGCTTTAGGTGTAGGAGCAGGAAAAGCTTTGGCTGATAATTTTGATCCTGCAGATCCACAGAGAGCAGGTGGATTTGGACTTACATTAGTAGGTTACAATGCAGGTGCTTCTTTAGCAGCAAAATCAACAGGTATATTATATAAGCCTACGGCTCATACATTAATTGGTTCACGTGCAGGACAGAAAATGACTTATCAACAAGGTGGCGTAACAGCGGTTGGTCATCAGGCATTACAAGACTTTAACCCTACCACAGGATTTACTTATTTTAATGTAGCCTTAGGATCGGGAGCAGGAGAGAATCTAGTTCAGGGTAATGCAAATACGTTTATAGGTGCTGACACAGGAGGATCTTCAGTTACTGAAGCAGGATATTCAATAGCACTAGGTTTTAGAGCGAAACTAAACGACACAAACGGGGTTGCAGATAATCAGATTAATATTTCTTCAGATGGAACAACCATACCTCCTGAAGATAATACAGTTTCTATTGGTAACGCAGCGGCAGGAAACTACCCTACAGAACTAACAAAACTTTATGGAAGTTTAGAAGGTGGTGGAGACAGTGTAGATGCCAAGCCTGGAGTATATGCCTTATCATTCGGTAAGTCAACTAGTGCGACAGGACTTACATCAATTGCTCTTGGATCAGCGTCAGTTGCATCAGGAGATCAATCTTTTGCTGTAGGATCAAGTGTTGAAGCAAGCGGATCTGCTTCTTTTGCAGGAGGTTCTGCAAGTAAGGCAGAAGGCCCGACTTCTTTTGCATTTGGTTCATCTTCACGTGCAGAAGCAGCCGATAGTGTTGCTATAGGTAGTGGAGCAATTGTAGATAGTACCTCAACAGGAAGTGTTTACATAGGAGCTGATGGTTCGGTTGGAAGCAGTAACAATTCTATTGTTCTTGGACTAGAGAATTTTGTTCAAATGTCTAGCAATAGATCTTACATTATTGGTAACAGAAATGCTAATCAAAATGCGAATGAATCTTTTATTATTGGTAATGATTCTTTTGCAAGAGGCGCTAATTCAATAGTAATTGGAAATGAGGCTACATCAGCAACAAATACTAATAGAAGTGTTTCAATAGGAACAGAGACTTCGACAAGCGGAGATGATTCAGTTGCAATAGGATATTTAGCTGAGGCTACAGGAGATAAAGCAATAGCTATCGGGCCGAATGCACAAGCTGATGGAAATTCTTCATTAGCATTGCTTACAGGTACAGCTTCCGCTTTTCAATCTATCGCAATAGGTAGTGGAACTATTTCTAACGCACAAGGATCAGCAGCTATTGGCTGGAATAGTAGAGTTAATGAAGACCAAGGTTTTGGTCATTTTACATCAGGATTCCAAAATTCTGTAAACGATATTGCAGTAACTACACCTGGTAATGGTAATTTTGCTATAGGTGCATTAAACACAATATCAGGAAACGCAGGTGCTTTAGGTGAAGGAAATCAAATTACTATAACAACAAACAATGTAGCTAGAAAAAGCTTAGCCATTGGTAACGACCTTGAAAACGCAGGCAGACTAGGAGCAGTAATGGTTGGTAACGACCTTACGATTGGAGGAAACTCTCAAAACAATAGATTGTATTTAGGTTCAGGAGGAGGAGTTTCGATAGGTCAAGGAGATTTAGGTCTTAGGGCAAATTATTTTGCTCACCTAATTAGTGGAGGTATTCGATTAAATAGAGGACTTTGGGTAAATTATGAAAGTTCAGGAAATGGAAGTCCTAATGGTAATATTAGTGGTAATAATATACTATTAGGTTCAACAAATCCAAACGGCATAGGAGCGGGAGGTGCACAAGGGACATACAATTTAAATGTAGGTCTAGGCAATTCAACTTCAAGCCTTACTAAATACTCAATAGTAGCAGGACAAGGCAACTCTTTAACTGGAGATGTTTCTAGCACATATGTATTAGGAACAAATAATGATGTAACAGTAAATCAAGCGATTAGTTTACCTGTTCAATCTGCAATTATTGGTAATACAAATATCCTTACAAATTCATATTCAAGTTTTATTGCAGGTGGACAAAACCAAGTTACGACAGAACAAAACGGATTTGTTTTAGGATATTCTAATGTTGTTTCAGGTGGAGACTCTATGTTTGCTTTTGGAGAAAACAATGAGGGCCCATCACTAGATCCTGCAGGACAACCTGCCAATAATTCATTCATGATAGGTGGAAATCTGCATGGTACAGATGGAAATATGACTATTGGATTTAGAAACGACAATACAGCATATCCTAACACTAACTTTAGTTTAGGTCTTGGATATACTAAATTTACAGTAGGCGTTGGTACGGTAAATGATATTAATGCACTTTTGATAACAGAAGGTGGAGTAACAAGAGGTGGTGGTGTGACGCAAGTACCAAGAGTATTGTTGCCAACCATTTCAGGTTTTGCTTACACAAACGAAGCAGCTGCACAAGCGGGTGGAGTTCCTACAGGAGGGTTATTTGTTAATAACGGAGTAGTTCAGATAAATACAGGAAGTGGATCTTCAGTCAACCCAATATCAGGTGGTGGAGGCGGAGGTTCTTTTGTTTTAAACTTAGGAGCAGACTCAGGAACAACAAACCCTGTACCTGTTAACAGTGGAAGTACGCTTTTAGTATCAGGAGGAACAGGTATTGACACAAGCGTTTCAGCATCGCCATTAGGTGTGACTGTTACCCTTGAGGACACAGCAGTAACCGCAGGAAGTTATACAAACGCAGACATTACGGTAGATGATCAAGGAAGAATAACTGCAGCATCGAATGGTACAGGTGGAGGCGGTGGAATCACAAGTATTTCATTAGCTTCAGATGGAAATGCAACTTCAGGAAATACAATAACAGCAAATGGAACATTACAACTTTCATTTGATGGACAATCAAGTGAATATGTTAATGGTGAAGGAAACTTAGTAACTTTCCCAGCAGTAAACAATTATGATTTTGTAATTGAAGGAGATGGAGGAAATCAACAAACAATAGATGATGCAGATGAAGTAAGGTTCCTTGGAGCGGGTACGGTAACAACAGCAGTAACAGCTAACGGAGGAGTTAAAACAGTTACTATTACAGGAGCTTCAGGTGGAGGCGGAACAGTTACTGATGTATCAGCAACAGGCACTGTAGCAGGACTTAGTATCACAAGTGATAATGATCCAACTACACCAACAATAACTTTAAGTGGAAGTTTAACAAGCGGAGCAGTAACAGGAGCACTAGGATTTACTCCATACAATGCAACTAACCCAGCGGGGTATACATCAAACGCAGGTACGGTTACAGATGTTACGGCATCAGCCCCATTAGCATCCTCAGGAGGAGCAACACCGAATATAACGCTTCCTGTTGCAACTGCAGGCCAAGATGGATATTTGTCTCAAACTGACTATAATACATTTCAAGACAAAGTAGGTTCTGGTACAGTATCGTCATCAACTACAGCGGTGAAAGAAATTGTAACTCTTACTCAGGCAGAGTATAACGCAATTGTAAGCCCACTAGCCGACAGAATGTATGTAATAATTTAAAATATTTTTATGGCCTCAGATTTTAAAGTAAATGGAATTACACCTTCATTTGGAAATATAAAAGTAGGCTCCGATAATGTCTCTAAAATATATCAGGGAGCAACACAAGTGTGGCCAGTAGTACAGGCTAATAGACCTGTAACGGATTTAAATTTTATACCATATCAGAGCAATTCACTAAATTTAGAGATGGCACAGGCAATATGGGCTACTCAAAACTTGGTGAATTTACAAAACCCCCAAGCAGGAGCTTTATCTTCGGTTACAGGAGCGTCATTTACAGTGCCTACCACACTAAACGGAAGCACAGTAAAAGACAAGTGTTCATCACAACCTCAATATTTTGCTAGTAATTTTGGTGACCAATACCAAACTTCTCAAACACAGGGAGCTTTTTCGTTAGAAGTAAACATGCAAATTGCAGGAAATCAAAATGGAAACGGATTAGCAGGCGGGATTGTAGTTCAAACAAGGCCCGATTCAACACAAAACTGGACTGTTGCTACAAACATGGCGGGAGTTAGTATGACGAATAACACAAATCACGGATTTCACGTTCAAAGCGTGCCACAGCCATTAGGCTTATATAAAAATAATTTTAATTGTCCCACAACACCAGGTGGTTTTGGAGGTTGTGGTGCACTTGTGACAACTAATTTCTTAACTGCCCCTATGACTGTAAGTAGATTTTTTTGCTTTGACACAGTAGGAGAATATAGGATAATAATTGGTTCTTGGAAATCTTCAGGGGGAGGTTGTAATAGTTATCAAAATAATCAAGATTTTACAGCTGAAATATACATGGAAAGCCTATATGATGGCCAAAATACAGGTTATGCATATCATGTCTCCAGTGGATCTAACACCTCAACTGTGGTTAATGCTTACGCAGCAGAACCCCTTCCAATGGCGGTACAGAAGTTTTACACTAACCAATCATTAACAACTCCTTTATCAAACTCTGCGGGAGCTAAATACATAAAAAGAATTAACACAATTGGCCCTTCGAATTCAATAATAAATTACGAGGAAACAAAAAATGGAGAGTACGAGTTAGGTATTGACTCAAATGGAGATGTAAATACGCAAATAACTCCTCATTACTTTTAATATGATAATAAAATTAAATTATAATGGATATAAGAAAAATTTCGATAGGAGCAGACTACAAGTCTAGCGCTATGCACTATATAGTAGACCAGGTTGTTCTTGGTTCTCAATATCACATACACTTAATAAAACATGATTCAGAATCTGACTCAATAAAAATATGGGTTGAAAACGACAACCAAGAGATATTTTTGTGGAAAGAGTTTAATAGTAATATGCCTATTTCAATAGAGTATAATATAAATTTTGAATGAGATCACCTTTTTATTTCATTGTACAGGCTTACAATGGTAAGAGGTATGATAATACTAAAAAAATTGGAAGTGTAGATTTTATAATTAGCAGCTCCAAAGAAGATCATACTGTTTCTAATAGATATGCCATTGTTAAAGAACTTCCTATAGGATATAAAGGAGAGGTTTCGATTGGTGATACACTACTTGTTCACCACAATGTTTTTAAATATTACAATGACATGAAAGGTAGAGAAAAAAGCGGTAAAAGTTTTTTCAAAGACGATTTATTCTTTATTGATTTTGATCAATTTTATATGTACAAAAGTAATGATATATGGAAGTGTCACGATAAATATTGCATGATAAAACCTATTGAGAAAAAAGATATTTATTTAAAAACTCATGTAGAGGAAGAGCCGTTGACAGGAATAGTAAAATATTCTAACAAACAGTTAGAAAAAAAAGGAGTAAAAGAAGGAGATTTAATATCTTTTCAACCTGACAGCGAATATGAATATAATGTTGATGGAGAAAAGCTTTATAGAATGTTTACAAATAATATAACTTTGATATATGAGTAAAGAATTAAAACTAAAAATAATTGAAGCAGGTCATAAAGCTGTATCTCAATTGATTAAAGTAGCTAAAGAAGATATTATAAAGCCAGATCCAAATGATGAGTTGGCTGCTGATAGATTAAAAAATGCAGCAGCCACCAAAAAATTAGCAATATTTGATGCCTTTGAAATACTTTCTAGAATAGAATCTGAAAAAGAATTATTAGGTGAGGAAACAACTAAAAAAAAAGATAACACATTAAGAGGTTTTGCAGAAAGAAGATCAAAATAAATTGTATAGTGTATTAGAAAATTATATTCCTAATAGCGTGTTGGCGGTTAAAAATAAAGCTAAAGCATGGGATTATGGTTATAATGAAAAATATGATATTGTAGTTATATCAAAATCAGGAAAGATTGAAAACATTATTCAAATCAACGGTCTTAAGATTGCCTTACCAAAAGCTCCAGTTAAAATCTATAAAAGGTCTGCTAAAAAAAATGAGCAGTATTGGGAAAGATTTGAATATCCCCAAGAGTTATTCCGCATCAAATCAATATTCAATTGGCACTCAGCACCAAGCACTTTCAAGGACAAATGGGTTGACTACATAGAAACTGAATTTGACAGAAGAGAAGACGGTTTTTGGTTTTACAACAATGGTATTAAAACCTATATAACAGGATCACATTACATGTATTTGCAATGGACGAAAATAGATATTGGTTATCCAAACTATCGAGAAGCAAATAGATTATTTTATATATATTGGGAGGCCTGCAAAGCAGACAAAAGATCATTTGGAATTTGCTATTTAAAAATTAGGCGTTCAGGGTTTTCTTACATGGGAAGCGAAGAGTGTGCAAACATAGCCACCATATCAAAAGACTCTAGAATAGGTATACTTTCGAAAACAGGAGGAGATGCGAAAAAAATGTTTACCGACAAGGTGGTTCCTATTGCAAACAACTACCCCTTCTTTTTTAAACCCGTTCAAGATGGTATGGATAAGCCAAAAACAGAACTAGCTTTTAGGGTACCCGCTTCAAAGATTACAAAGAAAAATATGTATACTGAAGAGGTTGAAATGGTAGAAGGGTTAGACACTACCATTGATTGGAAAAATACAGGAGACAATAGTTATGATGGAGAAAAACTAAAACTTTTAGTACATGATGAATCTGGAAAATGGGAACGACCAAATAATATCTTAAATAACTGGAGAGTAACCAAAACTTGCTTAAGATTGGGAAGTAAAATTATCGGTAAATGTATGATGGGAAGCACCTCTAATTCTCTTGAAAAAGGAGGTGATAGTTTTAAAAAACTATTTTATGATTCCGACATAAATAATAGAAATGCAAATGGACAAACAAAAAGCGGTCTATATAGCTTGTTTATTCCTATGGAGTGGAATATGGAAGGTTTTATAGACAGACATGGTATGCCTGTATTTAGAAATCCTAAAGAAAGCATTATAGATGTATATGGTGACTATGTAACTCAAGGCGCTATTGATTATTGGGAAAATGAAGTTGAGTCTTTAAAAAATGATCCCGATGCTTTGAATGAATTTTATAGACAATTCCCAAGATCTGAGAATCATGCATTTAGAGATGAGAGTAAGCAGTCACTATTTAATCTACAAAAAATATATCAACAAATAGATTATAATGAATCCTTAATCAAAGACCAGGTAATTACTAGAGGTTCTTTTTCTTGGAAAAACGGAGTAAAAGATACCGAAGTTATATTTAGTCCTAATGATCGTGGAAGATTTTATGTTTCATGGACGCCTAATAAACATTTACAAAATAAAACTATATATAAAAAAGGATCAAAATACCCTGGTAATGAGCACATGGGATCTTTTGGTTGTGATAGTTATGACATTTCAGGTACAGTTGGCGGTGGAGGCTCTAATGGTGCATTGCACGGAATGACAAAATTTCACATGGATGAGGGGCCAACAAATGAATTTTTTTTAGAATATATTGCAAGGCCACAAACTGCTGAAATATTTTTTGAGGATGTTTTGATGGCATGTGTATTTTATGGGATGCCGATATTAATAGAAAACAACAAGCCAAGACTGTTGTATCATTTTAAAAATCGAGGATACAGGGGCTACTCAATGAATAGACCTGACAAGGTTTACAACAAACTTTCAAGATCAGAAAAAGAATTAGGTGGAATACCTAACTCTAGTGAAGACATCAAGCAAGCTCATGCAGCTGCAATAGAATCTTTTATTGAAAAGCACGTAGGAATAGATTTTTTAGGAACTTTCAGAGACTCTGATGCAATGGGCTCCATGTATTTTACTAGAACATTGACTGATTGGGCAAGGTTTAATATTAACAATAGAACAAAGTTTGATGCATCAATTAGCTCAGGTTTAGCTATAATGGCAAACCAAAGAGGCATGTATCAGCCCGTTAAAAATAAATCAAAAATAAAACTTAACTTTGCAAGATATGACAATAGGGGAAGTTTTAGCCAAAT